ATCTCTGTACCATTTACCCACATCTGAATGTTTTCTTCTAATGGTTCTTCTACTCTATCATCTCCACAACTAAATAAAAATAGTAATGATAATAATAAAAACTTAATCTTCATTTTTTTTCTCCTACCACCCAACAAACTGATAGTTCATACCGAACTTAATATCATATGCTGGTCGTTCCCAATAATTTAAATATCTTCCCTCTGTAAAAACACCTAAGTTATCTTTAATCTTTACACCAAAGATAGCACCGAAATCATAATCGTTCCAACCATGCCACATTGGTTCCATCATCATAAAATCATTTGGTTCACCACCCTCTTCTAAATGAGTTTGGTAATGAGCAGCGTTGTGATAAGCATAATCAGTATGACCATAATGATATGGTAACCAATTACCCCAAGCATGTAACCACCAACTTTCATCGTAGTGATACCAATCTATTCCTAATACAATTGAAGTTTCACCTTGATATCCTAAATCTTTCTTTACACCACCAATATACTTTTCTAACATTCGTGGGAAGTGATATATAAAATATTCTCTATCTGTATATGCAAATATTTTACCATCTGCTCCTCTCCACAACCAATCGTGTCCCCAATACTCACCACCTTCATTCCAAAATGGACCTGAGCCTTCTATTTCTCTCATCTCACCTGTTACAGGGTCTACTTCATAAAGTGTTCTACTATCCCAACCTGTCGGAGAATTAGGGTCAATCATAGTTGAATCAAACCACATATTGTCATCTATACCAAAAGCATCTTCAGCAAAATTCCACCATTGTCCTTTATACCAAGTGGTATCCAATACCATAGCATCAAACCCATAGACAGGATGTTGTCTGTGTTTCAACCCTATACTAAAATGTAGTTTTTCATTTAAAACCTCTGGTGTAAGATGTAATCTTAAATCTCCATGAACATAACTAATATCTTCAAGACCCAATTCTGTCTTACCGATTTTTACCATAGCCCATTCACCAATGTATCTCACCCAATATTCTTGATTGAGATATTCATTACCCCATTGACGACCTTCTGAAAATTTAATTAAATACTCCCAACCCTTTACAGGTCCGAATGTAGCACTTTCATTAGCATTTTGTTCTGAACCATCATACCAAACACCACCTTTACCAGCAGACTTAACACCTCTCTTTGGTTCATATTGAAATCTTGCAATCTTACGAAGTCCAAATGATGTTTGAAAATCGGGTTCTAACTCCCTTTCTGTTCTTTCTACTTGTAGAATACCTGTAGATAATCCACCCACAATAGCAAATCTATCATCTTGATATCGTGGTGCATTCAAACTAAAACTGCCATAAGCAGTTGAGTACTTTAAAAATTTCCATATCTCATTTTCACCAAATAGAGATGTAGTTAGTAATAAACCTATTATAATTTTCTTTAACATCGTTTTCTCCCCAATGGGTTATTTATCACAACATCCACAATCACAATTACAATTTTCACAATTACACATAATTATCTCCTATTTAAAATATTCTTTGACGGTAATAAATATAAGATAGTCTTAAATATCGAACCTGACAACAAACGCAGTTTCATTATCTTTTGATAATTTTAATGGTCTTGCCAGTTTACCCACAACCATTAATTCATTTTTTTCATTATATAAACCAATCGTTGTTACATATGGTCTAAATTCTGAATGTGTTACCTCACCTATATATGAATCGGTTGCATTATATGATGTTGCAAAACTACCAGTTCCACCTATAGTTGGATTATCTCCAGGTGGAAAAAATTCATGTATATTTTTACTACCCTCTGCAATAGTAATACTACCACTTAAATCGAGTGTAGATGAAATATTTTTTGTTATATTGAATTCATTGGGTTCTGACCTTACAAGATATTCATATTCATAAATAGTTTTTGTTGCTTTATATTTTAAAGTATGGCCTTCTAACTCATCATCACTTTTTACACCAGCATTTATTAAAGAACCCGTATCTGTAATTACTATTATACCATGTTCATAAAATATATTACCTACTTGAGAACCACTTCCAAGTGTTGCTGCAGTGGTTGAAATACCTTGTGTTCTATCAAATGAACTTGATTTATATGCTGCAAAACTTGATGAGAAAGCAAAATCGTATATATTACCATCTCCATCATCTCGTAAATCATAAGTTACACCACCAGTAGTTACACTTAATTTTACTGATTCTGGTTTTACCTTTTCACCAAATAAATCTTGTGGAATAGAAAATATTCTAGCAGTATTATGAAGTTCTCTTTTTTGTACTTGTGTATTATTATTTCCAAATGTTCTATATGGTTCATCATTTTCGTAATACAAATGTTTGATACTAAAATAATTTGGAATATCATAAAATGTACCATTTGCAAATGTACCATTAGAACCAGTATATGCACCAAATGACTGTGATGCAGCAGAACCAGTATTAAAGTTGTATATAGAAGAACTTACTGCTCTTAAAACGACATGTCCACTACCGCTATCATTATTATTTAAAGTAAAATCTTTAAATGCCTGAAAGGGTTTGATTGACTTATCGGATGGGTCAATGTTCTTTAACATTGCTCTCCCCTAAAAATCGAGTTTTACTTTTATAATAGCTTCTCTTGAGTATGATTTTAAAATAGGTTTACTTAACTTAGCAACTGCTAACAATTCATTTTCATCATTATATAGACCAACTTGTGTTATAAAAGTTTTTGGGTCTTTAAAAAATGTTTGTTGAGTAAAAGCACCATCTGAACCCGTAAAGAATGTTGGATTAGCACTAAAGTTATAATTCTTATTTGTTACCCTACAAAAGAAGTTAGTAGAACTAATTTCTTCTTCTCTACGAACTTGGAATTTTTGACCACCTACCAGAGCATTAAATAATTTTTGAGGATTATTTGCAAATGCATCTGAATTTCTACCAGTAGCAAATGAACCCGTTATATCTAATATTTCTGGATGTAGTAAAATAATTCCCAAATCAGGATAAAATAATCCATAACTACCACCAGGTTGATTAGCAGCAGTTGTATCAACCACACCAGTACCACTTGCAATTGAACCACTAACAACATTGAATACCCTACCACCCTCATTTACTGTTGCAACATTAGTTGCACCACTATCATCAATTAGGTGTATTTTGTGTGGTGTGCCTGCACTACTAGCACTTACTACAAGTTCCCAATTACCTGGGTCTACCTTTTCTCTCATTCTTGCTCTATTAAATGCTATAAAATAAAATTCATCAGATGCACTTGGTGCACCAGTAAATGTAAATTTTTCAGTAGCAGGTGGAAGTAAAACATTTGCAAATTGTCTGTAATTTGCTGCACTTTCTCTTGCACCTATTGTGAGTTTAGTGGTATTTCCTTGTGAACCACTTCCATTAAAATGAGCATATCCGATATCAAATTGTACTTCAGATGTCGAATCTGTATCTGGATTTTTATGTCTTACTGCTAAAAAAGACCCAGTTGCAGCTTGAGTAGAACTTGTAAAAAATGAAGTTAGTGTTCCACTACCACCACTCCAAATACCACTTGATATTTTTACTCGTTGATTCTCTACTACATCATTTGCTCTATCGAATCTTGTAAATACTGACATCTTCTACTCCTTATAATCTACTTGGGTCAGCTTTGACTGTAATTGCTACATTAAAAGTAGCACCTGTCGAAAGACCAGTAACTGTTAAATTTGTTGAGGTATCTGCGGTAACTGAACGAGAAACAACTCTTATTGATTTACCCTCTAAAGTTATTGAACGCTTTCTTTCTTCTTCATTCAAAAATACAGGTGTAGTAGCACCAACATTAGTTTGGATATCTGATATTGCAGCTGCACCTGCAGATGCTGCAGCTAAATCTGCTGGAGTAAATCCTGGTGGGAAATTACCAGCAGCAAATCCTGCTCCACCTGCAATATTACCAAAATTTGCAGGCCCCCTTCCTCTACCTCTACCTCTTCTTCTTCTTCTTTTTCGTTTTCTACGAATAATATTAGGTGTTAAGTTTGCAATAGTTGCATCATGTAATGTGAAACTATATCCTGCTTCTGCATCACTACCATTTCTTGTATTAGGAACTACTGTCTGTGTTATGCCAGGACCAGTAAATGCTAAATTAGGAGATGGTAACTCTAATATAGGTAACTTCGCAGTATTTTTTGGTAACGATACCAATTTAAATCTCATAATTTGATTCTCATCTACAAATGCTTCAAGTAAAGGCATGTTTTCAATTACTGCCCCATAATAATTAGAACCATTTGGATGAGTTACATCCCACAAACGATAATCGATTTCATCATCTGCTAATGCAAATTTAGTTATATTGAATTCATCTTGACCTCTAGCTAATGCTTCTCTACCCTTTTTGGTGAGAACGGCATCAACAGTGATACTTGTATTATTTAAAAATCCCATTTTTTACTCCTATTGATTTGAACAAAGATGGTGGTGTTCTTATATAAATATAACATCGTTTACTTTTTACTCCACTTTTAATGCGGATTCACCTGATTCCTTAACTACAAGTTTTGTAGGTGAGGTTATTGTTATTTCTACAGGGTCATTACCGTCTATAGTATTTTTCTTTGTTAATGTTATTGGTTTATAGTATACCCTAAACAAACTACTGTCATATGATACACTTTGAAATTCTGCTGGATGAAAAGATGCACTATAAGGATTATCTATTGAAGCACTTAGTGATGAAGAATAAAATTTTTGTTTTATTTCATTATGTTCACTTATCCTTGAGGAACTAACAAATGTCATGACAGGGTCTGTTAAATCTGATGTTATACCACCAAAAGTAACACTTGCAGTTGCATATAATGTTCCATATTCAGATTTTGGATTTATTTCATCAAGAACGGTTAATGATGGTATACCCAAAAATCCAAGTGAACCACTTTCCAAACTATTTAAATTTAATTCACTTTCAAATGTTGGAAATTCTCCATCAATTCTAAAAGGATGTATAGATTGACTTAATCTATTTGTTAATTGTACTCCATCTTGAAATTGATTAGCATTTTCAAAAAATGTGTTTTCAAATTCTGGTTGTTTACCAACAACTTCTTTAGCTCGTTCAAGTATATTAGGTTCTATAAGTATACCAAATGTTGTATTTGCTCTTGCAGGAACCATTGTTTTCAGTTGGTCCCAAATACTTTTATCGTAATATTGTAGTATTCTCATATAATCCCAAAAATTATTTGCTCGAGCATACTTTTTCCAATACTCTCTTTGTGTTTTTTCTAATCCTCTATATTCATATTCATATTGGTCTCTTGGGTCACCTATTTGGTCATCTATATCAAAATTAGCTAAACTATATATAATATCTTCATTTACTACATCTACAGGTGAAAAGTAAATACCTAATTTATTTGAATCTGTAGGTGCGGTATCATATGCAGAAGCCTCTCTTCTTACATTTACAGATAAACCACCAACAAGATTTGTAGGTTCTACTCTTATCTTTGTTGCGTTTCTTCTACTTGGTCCAATATTAGGTATTTGTAATTCCTCTTTATCAACAACACTTCTAAATGGATTGTCTGCAAATAGAGTTGCATCTGAACCAGTTGCATAAGATGTTCTAAATGATTTATCATCTATACCATTTGGAAATGTATCAAGGTTTACATTATCACCCATTGTTAATCTATATTCAAGATTATCATACTGAGATGCAGTAGTATTACCATTATATGCCTGTGGTGCTCGAACATGATTATCAAAAACACTTTGTGATAATGGTTCACTCCACAATCTAAATTCCATCATAGAACCACTAAATAATACCCCTTTCATATGATTAGTATTACTTGCAGCTACTGAACCACTACCACCAATAAATAAATTACCATTTGTTATAAATGCATCATTTAGTTTTTGTCCATTAGAAGTTGTACCATCAGTTGTTAAACTCGATGAATCTTGGTAAAGTATAGTTTCTCTCGTTGCATCGTATTGTTTACAAGTAAGTTCATACTTAACAGAACTTTTTCTATCTTCATCAGCATTTAAATCAATACCACTACCACTAATACGAGTGAGCATAACACTCCAAAAATCACCATTATAGACAGGTAATTCAGATGAAGTTATAAATGTGTCTGTACCAGAACCTGATATTGCAAATTCTAAGTGACCTTTGTTATCTGGTGCACCATTATCTCTTAAATTAATTGCCCAACTACCCTTTGAACCTGATGCTTGCATTATTTGTTGGTCTTTAGATGGAGTTAAACTTCTATATCTAAACTCTATTGTTTGTGGTTTTATTGCAGGAGAATCAGTATTAGACCATGGAGCAATCAATATATTATTAGATTTAAAATCTAATGCATAAGTAAATTTTCTTTTTATTTCTGGTGCAACTCTTTGACCAGGTAAATTTGGTCCACCATACTCACGAACTCTTAATATAGAACTCGGTATACCATAACAATTAATTAACCCCTTTAATGCCCTCACAGTCCCTTTTGTTTTTAAAAAGAATGGTAGGTTATCAAGTATTCTTTTCCATATTTCTTCTGTCAATGATTCAGATGGAGATTCATTAAGTGCACCACCATCAATATCCTTTCCAAGTAGATATGTAGGCACAATTACTAAATCATTACCATTTGTAAATTTTATTCCAAATTGTTTACCAACTTCACGAACTATATCTTTTGATATTCCCTCAGATACTTTAGATGACCGTTCATTTACATCTGTAAAGTGTCTAACATATGACCATATTTCATCAAATTGTTGACCTATCATATCTGTAAAATTTAAAAATTCTATATTTGAAGTATCATTTCTTACAAATGCAGGTAATTGATTTACCAACCTATCATCATTTCTTTTATCATAATCTTGTGCGTAACTTATTTGAGTATCATACCAACCTGTAAATACAGAATGACTAGTGTGATAAATTGAAGTACTACCTGCAGCACCCTCTTTAGGCCAAGATGAATCATAAAATTCTCCAACAGAACTACTTATGTAACTTGATGATACTGTATACAAAAAGTTTTCATATGGGTCAAACGAATTTATTACTCGTCTCTTCAAAGTTTTTTGTCTATTAAGTGAAGATAAAGAACCAGTAACATTTGTTAAATCATTAATTTCTTTAGTATAATTTTGTATCAACTCTACTTTTTTCTTCATGTTCCTTAATCGTAATTCTGCACTACCAAACTGATTAAAATTACCGTATGCATAATCAGAAAAATCTATAAACTTTTCTGTTCTTTTTTGATAATCAACATTAACTTGTACATCTAATAAACTACTTGAAAATAATTTATCTGCAATTTCTTGTTGTGTAGTGGTATCTGTACCAACAATATTTTCCATTGTTTGAAAACCAGTACCTTGAAAATTTATTGGATTATCTTTAGAATTAAAATTTGGAACTCGTAAATATAATAGTTCTTCTAAATCTTCTTCAAATGGAATCATATCTATCGTATCCTCATATGGTTCCATTTTTTCTTCAACAAAATATACTTTAGAATTTACTTCTATTGTATCGGGTAATGGTTCATATAGTTTTATGTATCTTGCTTTTTTATCTGCTATATCATTTATTGGAAGTGTACCATCGTTAAGTGGTAACGATTGAGCAGGTGCATCTAAAATCATAATACATAAATGCATTCCATCATCTGATACCATATAGTTATTTAATCTTCCTACATTATTTTTACGATAGTTTACATAAAATTCATCAAATACTTTTGTTGGTTGTTGTTCACCACTATGGTCAAATTTAGTTGCTGCAGCTTCATATGATAAATCCACTCTAACTTTATTGAAATCTAATACTTCAGTAATTGTTGCTACATAATCAATAGGAACTTTATCTGGTAATTCACCCTCTTCTTCTGCAACAGCCAAAACAACATCTCTTGTAGTTGGAATCATTGGTTCATCTACAATATATTCATTGCCTGGTTCTAATAATCCAGGTTTACCAAGTGGTGGCTCAAACTCATCTACTGATTCTCTATTATTTGGATTTTGTGCTGGTGGTAAAGCACTTCCACCACCACCTCCACTACTGCCTGGTGAATCCTCTTGGTCTTCTGCTAATCTTAACATATTGATTCTATTTTTTCTCATTGTTAAGAAATGGTCCATACTTTTCCACTTACCAAGAGTTGCAGAAACAACATTATTTGCATAAACCGTATGGTGTTTATCAAGTATTAAATTATATACATCTAATGGTGGGTAATTAAATTGAGTACCTACCTCATCTGCTCTGTACCAACTACCTTTATGTTTGATGGGGTGTCCTGCAGTAGTTATAAGATTACCATATTTTGCTAATCCATCACCATATGGTCTATTATCTTTTACTACTTTTTTAACTTTAGCAAAACCTTGATTGGTTTTTACTTTCATACCAGGTTTCATCATTTTAATAGGTATCATTCTATTATTACTCAATCTGATTTTTGTATCCCCTACAAAACATGCACTACCATAATCATCAAATTCATCATAATCTTGATAATCATTATCTGGTGCAGGAGTATCTTGAACTTGTTCTGTTACTGGTATGGAAACTGCTTCTTTAATTGCTCGTTTTAATTTTCTTCTTATTTCTTTAGCAGCATCTAAAAATCTTCTTCTGGCTTCTTCTTTTGGTCTTGGTCTTTCATCATCTATCTCATCATCCTCATCATCTTCTACTACAGGTGGTGGGGGTGGTGGTTGAAACTCAAACATTTCTTTAATTACAATTTCTCCACCAACCATCGAATCGGTAAATCCTCTTTCATTTGTACCTGGTTCGAATAGTAATACATTAGGGTCTGTTAAATCAAATCTTATTTTACCAGCACCAGGTGTGTTTGTTTTTGGTATATAAACCATATCCTTATTGATAGATGCAAAATTTTTCTGATATGGTACATTTTGAATTTGTTGTACATCTACTTTGACTTCTCTTCTATTTGGAGATATTTCTTTTATAAGATATTTTAATTCTCTTTCAAATAATTCAGAAAGTGGAGTATCTTCACCACCCTTGTCACTAAAAAATCGAGGTCTACCATTAACAACTTGAGTTCTAACTTTACCCACATGAATAAAACCATCTTCATTAATCAAAACACTCTTTTTTTGTCCAGCTAATCTTCTGAGAAATAAATACTGAACTGTAAATCTACCTTGAGAAAATTGACTACCAATACTTCTAAGATGTGTACCAACATCAATATCTATTGTCTGTTCATTAGAAAATGAAACATCTTGGGGTTTTAAAATTTCATCTCCGTATAAAATATCACCAGATTCATCATATATTAGTAATCGTATAAAATCATTATCATCTTTACCCCAACCACTATATACACTTTTTGGAACATCTAATTGTAGTTTATCTTCTTCACTTATACCATAGGTTATTGGCATTTTTCAAACCTCACATTAATATCATCATAATCCACTCTGTATAATCCAAGTAATTTATCAACTGCTTGTGGATTAGTTTTCATAACTTCTTGTGCCATAACACCTTTATATCTTTGTGTACCCCATATATATCTGAATTCATATGTGTTAAATCCATTTTCTATACCAACTGGTACGATATCTCGTTTTAATCTTTCATCACTAAATATTTTCTTTAGTGCTTTACCGACTTTTTTAACTGTTTTCTTTACTGCTTTTACTGTACCACTTGGTTTTATTCTATCTAAAACCTTTTTACCAAGACTTTTTTTCTTGGGCGGTTTTGCATCTTGTGCTGCTTGGTCGGTTAAATCTGCTATAGTTTTATTCAATCTATTTATAGTATCGGTAAGACTTTGGTTCAATTCTTCCGTTGCGGCTTCTTGTTCTGCCAATGCTTCTTGTAACACTACTGTATCTGCTTCATCAATACCTTCAGCTTCTAATTCATCGTCTATATCATCTACCTCGTTTGGAAATATTTCTAAAAATTGTAAATCATTACCAAACTTTTTTATTACTAATTCTTGAGTACTCACTCTTTGATTTACAAGTAAACGAACATTTTGATGTGGTGCATCAATAGAATTCCCTAAATTATCTGGATCTTCAAATGATTGTAAAACACCCTCACCATTTCTGATAGGAGTTACTGCATCTAATGCAGAACCACTAATTTGCATTCGTTTAAATGCATCTTCTGCAAGTTCTTTTTGGCGTTGTTTATCACCATCATTTACATTAGTGTAAAATTGATTGTTTTTAGATTTTAACTGTTCTGCAGTGTACGGCATTTTATCTCACTACTTTAAATATATAATCATCATCATATATCATTGATGTTTGGTCAACACCACTTCCACTAACCACTTTAATTTCAAATCTATAAAATCTTTCTGGTTGAAAACTATTTAACCAAACATTCATATAATTACCAGATGAATCACAACTTACAATTGAACCAGTACCAAATGGTATAATAACATCTTCGGTATATGCATCTTTAATAGAGTAATATGTACCATGTTCGAGTTCAACACTTCCACTTGGTAGATATTTTACTGTCAATGCTGCTGGTGTAGTATCAAAAGTTCTTGCAGGATATAATTCTCTACCTGCAAATCTAAATTTAACTTTAGAGTTTTCTTTGTACTCCTCTTTCATATTTTTAAAGTAAATAGTTAATCTATCTAAATCCGTAGGACTTAGTGCACTCAAACTACCAGTATTCCAACTTGAATCATCCCATTCAACTTCTAATTTAGGTGGAAATATAGTGTGTGTTTCTCTTGAGAAAAATAACAAATCACCAAGTGGTGTAGTATTATGTTCATCAGAACCTGTAGCAGTTGTTGGGTCATAAACACAAAATTCACTACCAGTAGTAGGTATATTTTCTCGTTTTAAGATAAATCCATTATTAGGAAATATTGAACTTGAATAGATTTGATTTTTAACTAAATCAGTTACATCCATTCTTATGTCTGTAGTTTCGTAACTTAAATTAAAAGATGCCGATACATTATATTGACTATCTAAACTACTCGTGTACCATGTACCACCTATAGTATCACTTCCACTTACCCATTGTGTTTTTGTAGTAGCATTATCACGATACTTCCAACTAGCACCATTATCAATAGCTGGATTTGCATCTAACCTACCAGTTCCAGCACCCCAACTACCACTTACTATGTAGGCATGTAAAGATTGTGTTACTGCCAACTCATGTGAACCAGCATCATATAAATTTAAATAGTACTTAGCAGTACTTGGTATCAAACCACTTTGTATGGAAGATGAGATGTAACTATAATCAAATTTAATAATTGCTCTTGAAACTGCAACTGTAGTTCCTGCAGTATTTACAAATTTTCTAATTTCAAGTATTTCATCAAGTGCTGTGTTTATTGAGGAAGATACATTTCCCTCATATAATGTTGTATCAGCAGTTGGGTATTCAAAATAATACATTAAGAGTCTCCTACTACTCTACCTTGTATATCTGAAGCTGGAAACTTTAACTCAAATATACATGGGTCGAGTGATGGATAAACAATACCATCTTTGGTTGCAGTGTTTATATCATATACATTTCCACTATAACCATTACTACTTCTGTACCTATTTTCAATCACAACCATTTGTTTACTTGGGTTATCATCTTCAGGTGGTACAATACTCTGAACACCATCGGTAAGAGATATTGCAAAAGATATATCACTCAACACAATAGGTTGATTTATTTGCCACTTATCAATAATAAAGTGTTGTTTTACTTTATCAATACATTTTGCTAATACTTCTGGTTTATTAAAACCACTTTTTACAATTATAGAAAATCGAACTGCTATATTAACAATATATGCATCTTTAATATTTATTGCATCTGTAACTAAACGATACTGAGATAAGTATATTCTTAAATTTTGTTTTACTGTTTCATTTAACAATGTTAATTTTTTAGTGGCATTAAACCCCAATACATAAAAATTCATTGCTAATGGATTTGGTATTGGAGTTACATTTGGTTGTTTTACAATCCTACCCTCTCTAATAACAGTCTGTGTATTTTTTTCAAGTTGTTCATCTTGTATTATAAATACTTTTGCAATAGCACCATATTTTTGTGGTAATGAATATACACGAGTTACATAATCTTCTTTAGTAACTGCTCTATTTTGTGAATTAAAATATGCAATTGCGTTTAATCTAACCTGTTCAGGTGATTCTGCTCCACCACCACCAACTGCAGGTTCAATATTATTTGCTACTAAAGATGCTCGTGTTGAATCGAGAGTATCTACATCTAACCCATCATCATTTATTAAAAAATTTACATCACCAAGTTGTGTTATCTCACCACTTACCACATTATCTTCTATCTTACCACCATATGTATATGTTACATTTAATGTAATGTTGCTTGGTGCAAGACCATATGTTTTAGTTTTTAAAAAATTACTTGGGTCAAAACTTGTATCAAGTTTAGATATACCAGTACCTAAAGATGAACCTACATTATCTGGATTAGGAATCAATTCTTCATCAGCATTAGTACTAACACCAGCACCAAATCGTATTTCCGTTTTACCATCACTTCTAATATATGTTGTAAATCTACGAGCAGTTTTAACTAATTTAAGTAAAAATGGTGCACTTGTTTTGTTTGTAGACACATCAGGTGAGTTAGCAGCATTATTTTCTATATCATCAAATACTGTATCTTGTGCTAAAAAAGGAACTTGATACCATTTGTTACCATCATCATCAATACATGAAGTAATTTCAATAACATTTTTTTCGTTTAAAATTATTTTATCAAACTTTTTTGCTGCACCAAATGTAAATGTATCAGTTCTTACTTCACCACTCTCAACCATAGCATTTTTATATAATGTATATTCTGTTGGGTCATCACCACTAACACTACTTATTACTTCAGTTCGAGGGTCAAGACTTGATGAAAAAGCAAAATTTAAATCATCCATTAATCTAAATTGAGTACCTGAATTTGATAAAAGAGTACTATTTGCTCTTATAATTGGTGCATAATCTAAATCTGGTCGATAAGTTTCATTAACTTCTTCTGCAGGAACTGTAATACCAAATTCAACTTTTGCAGTTGCAGGACTTGATAATTTTGGTTTATATCCAAATGATTGTGCAATCTTAAAAATGTTTTTCTTTTCTTCTGCAGAATGTAATAATGCTTCACGATATTGATTATCAATGTAATATGATAATACATCTCCTACATATGAAGCCATTTCAATAAACATCATTCCAGGTGACGCTTCATTAAAATCATTATATGCACTTGGATAGTAAGTTTTTGCAAACTCAATTAAATTTTGTCTGATGGATGGAAAATCTCTACCTATATAGGTAACTTCTTTTTTTTCTTTTTTTATATTTGTTCCATATTCTACATCTGATGGCATTTTATCTCTCCTATTATAATGGACTAAACTCCAGTCGTGGATGTTATTGTGACCGTTTCTATTGCTGTTGGGTCACTAACATCAACTGTAAAGGTTAATCTTACAATAATTCTGTTTTTATCAACTTCATCCATTACAGATTCAACCTCAATAAGCGTGATATAGGATAGTTGTTTACCTACTACTTCACGAATTTCTTCTTCTATTCTATTTGTTAAGTCTGGTGTTGCCTGTTCAAAAAGTAAATCAGTCAAATTACTACCAAAGTCAGGTAATCCTAGCCGTTCACCTTTTCTTGTTAATAACACATTTTTTAAATTTGATTTTGCTTGTTCTTTTAAGGTTCTAGCTCGAGGAAAAAAACCAGTAGCACCAACTTCATATGTTAGTGGAAAGGTTAATCCAAAGAAAGATTTTTCATCTGCATTTAAATGATATATTGCAGGATTATCATACTCATCAGGATTTTCAGAAAATTCAATGAATCTTTGAATTTGTTCCTCGGTAGGATTATCAAAATCAAATAATATTGGGTCTGGCACTTACATTTCCTATTTCATTTTATCGTGTTTCATTAAATCACTATAATCGCGTGTTAAAGCGTTCATAACATCTTCTGGTATTTCATCGGTACTTTTACCCATTTCTTTAACAGTCTGTACTGCTCCTATTTCTCGTTGTACATTTTTATCACCACCAGCTCTTAAACTATTTCCATATCCTAAAAGTTCTGCAGCTCTTGAACTATCAAACGCTCCACCACCCATTGTTGGGTACTCATCCATTTCTTGAGAATTACTATTCAACCCAACTGTCTCATTTAATACTTCATTAAGTGCTGAATTTTTTGTGTATTCTACCATCTTTCTTTTCTTTTTAATCGGTTTTGGTTTTGATAACTTCTTAACTGGTTTTATACGATTCTTAAGAGAAGATTTTCCCTCGTTAATAAATATCTCATTAACTTGTTTTCGAACCTCTACTTCGACTGTTTTTTTTACTACTTCTCGTATTATCTTTACTAATTGTTTATTAGTCATGTTGACCTCCTAAAATACTTGAAACCCCATACCCACTAATGGTGGTATTGGGGGTGTTGAAATGAATACTAATTGTGAATGATATGTTTCAAAAGCTGTGGTTAATTTATCTAAAAATTCATCTACACTTTGTGGTGCAATTGAAGCTGGTGTATCAATATATACTCCTGAAAATCCTGGTGTAGTTACAATTGGTGGTGCACCTGATGCTGCAACTGCACCAGCCCAATAAGAGGTTAAACCTAAATCAACTGCTCTACTCAATGGAAATCTACCATTACTTTTAAAACAAACTTTCATCATATTTGTTAAACCTGTTGGAAATAAAGACTTCATTGGAACTGGTGGCAATGGTGGTGCACCAACTGTATTTGCTTTAGTAAATCCAATTTTAATGGTGTTATCATATTCTTCACCAATTACTTCTGCCATAGTTTCCCCACTTTCAAAGCCTTCATTATATCTTAACTTGTACCTAGCTTTAAATATACCAAACGCCATTATATCGTCTTATTTACACTAAGAATCCCACCTTTACCAGATTCGATTCCTAAAATTTGTTTAATGTTTGATTGAAGTTTAATACCACCACTTGGATTTACTGCTACTGGACCTGTAGGTGCAATTAAACCCGTAGTGATTAACTTCATAATTTCTTCTAACAGAGTAATCAATTCTTCACCCAATACTAATGAAAATTTTGCATCAAATGCACCTAATTTTGTAACGGGTGTTTCAGTAACAACTTCTGCAACTGATGATAGTGATATATTATTGTTACTAAATAATCCGATATCTCCACTATTTTTTGTATTCAAAATAATTTTATCGGAGTTTATTAATACAGATTTACCATCATATGGTTCAGGAATTAATTTTGATACATGACCAGGTGTAAACTTTAATACTTGATTTGTAGTTAGATATACACTTGAACCATCTGTATCTAATTCTTCTTCGACAGGTTTTTTTGGGTCGTCTGCTGATAATCTTGTTTGTCCTACATTCAATAATATATTACCCGAGTTTTCTCCCTCGACACCAGTAACCTTTGTTATATCACTTCCTAATCGTATAGTATTTTCAAATCTTCCCTCTATTATTAAATCACCCTCATTTGGTAATAATCTATTTGCAGGAGATTTTTGTGTTATATCTATACCCATTTCTTGACTTATATCATCATCATTAGAATATGAAAGTGTATCACTTAACGGATTACCCTTTTCATCAACCCCATCAGGTATCAATGTACCTTTAATATTACCACTACTAGCTCGATGCATTAAATTTTGTGATGGGTTTCCAAACAGATTTAAAGGACCAGGTGATAGATAATAATATTCACCAAAATATTGTGTACCAATCAAAATCTCACCAATAGTGGGTATCATGTTTATATTTGGATTAAATGGTTTGAAATCAAAACATTCTGAAACATTTTGACCTGCTTGTGAGTGTACAAATCTAGCTCTAACTCCACCAATATAACTGAAATCTGTTTGACCATCTAAAGTTTTAGGAAATTCTGCAAACTCTGATACGATGTGTACTTCAAGAACTTCAATTGGTTCTAATTCAAAAAATAAAGAATCTCCATCAGAAATTTCATGGAGTAATTGCATCTGAGATGTAGTAGTCTGCAGACGATTATTTATAGGACCAGTTTTATTGGTATTAGTTTTTTTTATTATTCTTGGCATTAATTTAATTTAGCTGTAATGTTATCACTTTCATCTTGTAACTCTTCAACAGTACTATGAATATTATCCATTAATTGTTGTTTTTCTTTTTCAGTTAATCCAAACTCACCCTCAGATTCCCCTTTTACAGAACCTTGTGCTAATCGTTGTACGATTGTTGCAAGTTTAACTAACTGTTCATCATTCTTTACATTGATTTCTAAATACTCTTTCAACATAGGAATTATTTGAACTGCAGTATCACCATCTTTAATAAATGATGTTACCTCTTTCATTAACACTTCTAATTGTGTTTTATTTCGCTTTGAATTATCATATATATCTTTGAATACATCTGATAGGGTTTTACCCTCAAAAATTTCATAATCTGCTGACATAATATACCTAAAGTGATTCTATAATAAATATAACACTTGTTAAAAATAACTTAATATATAAATATATATAAGAAAAGTTTATTTTATATATACAATAGTTATATAGGTCGGATAAATTCCGGCGTGTATTGATTAACTAACGGGAGAAAAAACCATATGAAGGAAGTCATAACACTCGTCAAAGGATATATCGATGATATTGCTCATCTAATGCTATCCTTTGTTGCCATTGGAGCTATTGGAGAAGTAATTTTCGGTAGTGGAGTCTTTGGCGTAAATGTTATTGGTAACCTAACATCTATCATAAACACATTCGGCGAATCCGGTTTCGCTGGACTAGTCGCATTGTTGGTGTTGGTGGGTTTATTCCGTAAGTAGTACTATATCGGAAAACACAATAGGGGGAGTCTATCCGAGGCTCCCCCTTATCAAATCCACAGTTTTTTGAGCATTGAATCTTCCAGCTTTTGGCCAACCGTTTACAGCACCATCACTTTCACCTGGAGTTTTAATCCAAAGGTATGCATCACAATAATCTGAATTGGTTTTAGTAGTGGGCAATGGTCCAAGTTTCATGTTTGGAGGATTAAATGTTTCATCTACCTCATTACCATTACGAGAGGTATCAATCACATAACTACATCCAATGTTATTTGCAATATAATCACCATAATTTATACATTTATCTGTAGTTACAAAATTACTTGTATTAAGACTAAATCCTTTTATAGATTCATTCATAAATATATTTAAATAATCTACTGCTTCCATCTTTTTTAACCAATATGGATGACCAATATCAAGATAAATCAAAGCATTTGATTGAGTTAATATTTTTAGTGATTCTATTATAAGATATTTTCTATCCCTAAAATCTTGTGTACTCATGTTACTCATATGAGGAATTGCATCAGGTTCAAAAATTACTAAGGGTTGATAATCACCTATACCGTCTGTAACATTTCTTATATATTTTAGATAATCGTTTGGGTGTAATCCACCTTTAGAATGTCCACCCACATCCCTACCAGTAATCGAATATAAAACAATGGTAGGTTGTGTAGGAAACGCATGTTTACATAATCTATGTATTCTTGATGATAATCTCTTTATTGGTTTTTTTATATTCTTTTCTACATACCAAACTGCGTGAGGTTGAGATGTAATATAACCAAGTTCAGGATAATTTATTATGTTATGTTTTCTATAATTCCACGAATGTTGAAATAGTATCAAAACCAACTACCAGTCAATTTGGTATCTATTGAACCTGTACTAAGAAATCGTTTGTGTAGGTTTACATGATGTTTTTTCATCACATTAATCACACGAGTAATATGTTGTGTATTACTGCCAGTCATTTCTCTAATTAAAATGTACAAAGCTTTTTTGTTAAAGTTTTCAATGTTATGTCTCATATCAATCAATTCAACAACTGAATTAGCAACATCTAAATCTTTTTTTCTTTTGAAAACAGTAGTCATATTACTTTTCCAATATTGAGCTAGTGATTCAACATAATCAAATTTTTGAACTTTATTTTCACGAAATCTAGCTTCAGAGACAGGGTCTCGTTTGTAATCCGATGTTTCTTCAGAGGTGTGTTGTTTTAATCTTTTATAATTACCATTATTGTGAAGAATCAAATAATTCTTAGCAACAATACTAAAGTATGAGAATGCCTTTCCCTTACCCTCTGTAAATTTATGAATGTTCATATATAAAAAGGATACTACCTCGTGTTTTACATCTTCTGATGGGACATCAAAATAATAAAACTTAAATGTATGAATAATGTTTTCACACAACTTTTCAAACGGAACTCGTATATGTTCATTGTAAATCCGTTCTTTCATATAAGGTCTATCTTCTTTATTCAACCGAATAATCGCATTCTCAGTATCTTGGTTAAAATAATATCGTGGTGAACCTTTTTTTGCTTTTCTTGGCATTATATATCCTTTTCTGTTATTTTTGTTAAATCATTTACGGTATCTTTGATACCCTCAAATACAGTACCGATTTCATCATCAGATTCGAACTTACCCTCTGAATCTAATTCATCGAGTATACTTTTAGTTTGTATTACTCTAGCAGAATATTCCTCAACCCAATCTTCTAATCTTTCTACTTTACGAAATAAATTAAAACTTGTATACATAAATGTTATTGTGGTTATTCCTAAAATTATTTCAATGACCATTATTTATCTCCAAATAGTTCAGTAAATAAATCTTTGGCATTTTCACCTCTAAGTTTAGTATCTACTTCAGTATTTACTGCTTTTTTAATATTAGTAACTGATTTAGCAACTCGTTTAGTTTCTTTTTTATCTCCACGAGTCCACTCATCTGCTTCTATAAAGGTTGCCATGACATCTGCTTGATGTAGAATACGAGCAATATTACTTCTAAGTGCAACCTCTTTGGAATATGTTTTTAAATACTTTTCATTTGCTTGTTCATACAAACCATCTGTAAGTCTTAAACCAATATATTCATTTTCGGTCATTTTGATACCAAAATGTTGAAGTAACCAACATGCCCTATCCGTAACTGTCATGAATGTAGGTATAGGATTATGGTTATATATTTTACCTTGATTTTTTCTGTGCCAATCAGATTCATTAATTACATAATAATCATCTTCTAAATCACCAACCTTACCTAAATCATGATGGAGTGCTGCAAAAATTAATTCCTCATCTGTAAAATTAATATCTGCACCATTTTGTTCCCATAATTTTTTTATTTGTTCTGAAAAATCAACAATATGTAATACATGCTCTACATAACCACCAACCATGGCATTATGATAATGTTCTCTACCACTTGCTGGTGCTACTACCATTCTATCCTCAAAATAATCATACATTGTATTTAACTTATCTAATCGTTCGCCTGAAAAGGTTTTACCGATTATATCTCTAAGTCTATTCCAATTATCTTGTATTTGTTGTTCAGTAAGTTGTTTCATAATGTTTGTATTTCTCCAATCTAAGATGTTATAATATATGGCTTTTTTACTATATAAGTCAAGTGTTTTTTTTATTTTTTTTCATTTATTGATTTTAGATAAGAACCACCGATATTCCAAAACAATGTCTTACCTTTTAATTTTTCTATATTCTGTTCTAACCAGTACCATTGTTTTTTATCCCAAAATTCATTACAATCAAATGGTACTTCATAATCATCCATCATATCATCAAATGCATAAGGTGATTTCTCAAGTATGATATTTTTTAAATCACCCGCATGATTTTCATTTAAAATCTTTTTTGTTGATGAGAATGCACTCATCGTAATAGAGTAAACCTTTCGTGATACCGAATCCAACTTCCACCAATCATCACCATACTCTAAAAATTCTTTTATCAATCCACTTGCAGTTACACCACTTCCGATACTCACTACAAGATTGTCATAATCCCTATCTTTTAATACTTCTTTCATCCTATCACCCATATAACTTATATATGCAGGATGATTAAACGCGTAAGGTAATTGTTGCCAACCATTTTCTTTTGCTTGAGTGTTTAGTTTGTTTTGCATAAATGCCATCATATTAGGTCTCATGGGATGTAACTTACCACCATTACCCTCAACTCGTTCTAACAATATTTTTGGAAACCTATCAGTATTAGGATATGCAGAAATAAATTCTATATCATAGTCTTTACATAACTTACTTAATGTCCAACCTGTCCAACTACCATAAACTGATAAGTGTGTTAGTGGTTTTGATTTATCTATACTATCACTCTCTAAGATTTTTTTGATACCCTCAATCTTTGCCCATCGTGGAAATATATTACCATCTCCAACTAAATCATCTCTCTTGACATCAACATCAATACCTTTAAGTGAATATGTTTCTACTGGTGTTTGTATTAAACCCATTTCCCAAATCCATTTTCAGTACCAGATAAGGTATCTCTCATACCCTTATGTTTAAAACCAAATATTCTTTCAAAGTTATCACCGATACAATGAAATAGTTTTTTTCTATTTCTAAAATTTATTTCTACATCATTTAAAATTACATCTTCAATATACTCTTTGAAATTTGTTCCTTTCTGAAACGCTCTTTTCTCTTGGTCACATACCTCATCTGGTAAGTGTCCACGAAATGCTTCAGCAAGTGGTTTCTTCCATTGGTTTCCACTATTATCTAATACTGGTTGTGTAAGGTTAGTAGTGTAATCTAAAAAATCTAAATCAAAGAATGGACATCTTAATTCTATTGTTCCATAATTCATAAAGATATTATTTCCGCGAAGTAAATTACCATAGTATTGTTTCTCAAATAATTTCTTTCGTACATCACTCCAATCTGGTTTCTTACTGAACATTCTGAATGTACCATATGAACCATACGATTCATCAGAACCCTCACCACTAAACGCAACCTTAACACCATCCTCTGCCATTCTCTCGGCAACATAACTTTGTAGAATACCAACTTCCATTTGGACTGTCGATGGATATTCTATAACCTTTATTGTTTCTAAAAATTTTCTTTTTAATTCTTCTGGGTCTCGTGGTATCTCTACCTCAACCAATGGTACATTGATATGTTCTGCAACCATTCTTGCAAACATTAAATCTCTTGAATCCTCATCAAACTTACAAGTGTATGAAACGATATCAGGTACTTTCTTACTTAACAAATAAGTAATCACACTTGAATCAATACCACCACTTAAACAAGTTGCAACCTTAACATCACTTAATAATCTTTTTTCTACAGCGTTATCTAATAACTCATATGTTTTTTTATTAACCTCATCTTGGTCAAACTCTTTATCTTCAAATGGTGTCCAAGTAAAATAATAATCTTCCTCAATATGTACTGAACCAGTAATTGTATTTATTTTAACTACTGAATTTTTTGGAACAAACTTACATTCTGCTTGTGGTAATATTTTTAATATTGATTTCATTTCTGATGCAATCAAAATATTTGTATCATTGTTATAAATATATAATGGAATTTTACCAACCCAATCTCTTGATATAACTAATTCATTTGTTAATTCATCATGCAATACAAAACTAAACATACCCTCTAATCTTTTTAATTCATTTTCTTTGTACAAATATAAAATTATTTCTGAATCACTATTACTAAAAAATGTATAACCTCGTTCTTCATATTCTTTTCTTAATTGTGGATAGTTCCAAATCTCACCATTAACAACAAGTGCATAATCATCAAATACAAATGGTTGGTTTCCTGCCTCACTTACATCATTAATACTCAATCGATTATGTCCAAGATGTACATTACCACTTTCGTATATACCTCTATTATCTTTACCTCTATGTTCAATCTGTTGTAGCATATCAACTACTACTTCATCACTATGATTGATAGTACTAACTATTCCACACACGAAGTAACTCCTTGACATTTTTCTTTTCGTTATTCATATCACCAAGATGAACTGAACCACCAATTGTTGTAACCCGTTTTAATTTTAAATCTGCTTGTTCACATAAGAACTTACCCATCTCACATAACGCCATCCAATCAGCATAACCACTTTTACTAATTCTCATGCTACGAAAAAATGCAGTTAAATACAATCCCTCTTTACGAGGTTTCAAGTCAATTGATAATAAACAAGGCATTCCACTCATTGTTTTCCTACCATCTGATTTAGGGTCATAAATACTCATTGCAATTGTTTTACTATTCTTATGTTCTTTTAATCTCTTAATAGTTTGTTCTACTTGATTAAAACTATTATCCCAATTAATCATTCTACCCCAATAAGTTTTGTTCCACTTTACTTTGGTATCATTTTGTTGAAATTGTAATTCATCCATAAATGGGTGTAGTTTTGGTTTTACAAATGTAACTGATGATGCATAATCTATCCTATCATCACCAAAGATATACCGAAAGGTAGAATCAAATTTTTTATCGATATCAAAGTTATCTTCTATCTCTACGGACATATTAATACTTTCGTTCATCACATCTTTGTTACCATGTTCTAAAAGATACTCGTGTGATTTTATCCAAGCATCTGTCGGTGAATTTGCTTTAATTACTTTCATTTCTTATGATACACAAATATAGGTTCGAATTTATACACATTATTATCATGTTCAACTGAATTTAATATTCCAGTCTTACTTGGGTCTAACCCAATCATTCTTGTCATTAACATTTTTAATTTACCTTTATATTCACATCCAAGTTCTTCTAATATTTTTCTACTATCACCCTCTAAATCATAATAAGTATTTGCACCAATTTTGATACTAGCAATATTCCAAAGTATATATCTATCATCTTTAAGATACTCATATGCAGTTGTAAGAGTTGGTCTAAGAAAATTATCAACCCAATCTTCATATTCTGAATATGCTTTAAAACTTTGATTCTCATCTTGTGAATATTGTTCACGATTAAAATACGGTGGTGAAGTAAACACCAAATCTAATTTACCTTTATACTTTTGAAAATTTGGATTGTTACTTATTAATTCACTACCCTCTCTAAATACATCATATGTATTACTTTGCTTTTGTACTTCAAAAAATTGAGTAAATGTTTCAGAAAAATCATCTACACAATTTTCATTGTAAAAATTAGCAACTGCTTCATACCTACCAAAATTATCAGGATTAGGGTCGGTTCCTACATAATGTATTTTTTTACGAGAACTCATTGCTCCCAATATCCTACCACCCCAACCACTTGATGGGTCATATATATGAAATCTTTGGTCTTGATTTTCTATATGGTCTGTAAATTTTTCATATAGTAATTTTGCTGTAAGTGGTGGGAAGTTTACTGCAGGTTGTCCACATGCTAATCTAAATACTTGTAATATCTTTGGAAAAATTCCAACCGTTTTATCATAGTGTCTAATTAAATATAAAAATTTAGTTACTTTACCACTTTTACTTGTTTCTTCTGAAATTATATCTTCTATGTTACTTAACATAGTATCATCTAATAACCCATTATCTTTACACTCTTGCACGTCTTTTGCAGTTAGGTATACATTACCATGGCCTTTGTATTCTTCATTCATAGTACCATAGTTTCCGACTGTACTTTCCTTTACTCTTGCAAGTACAAATCTCACATCTTTATGTTTACCAATACAAACCTTACCATCATGGACATTCTTGATAAACTCTTTACCACTCTCTCCATTCCAAAATGGATTTTCATCTTTCTTGGTTACAATACTTCTTGACCATGAATACATGGAATCTCTTTTTACTGCCCTACGCATTATATGTACAAACTTTTCTTCCATGCTTGGGTCACCAAAATGGTCATAGATAGATAAACCATTATCAGCAGATTTACCAATACTGATTTTTGTTTTTAACATTGTTGGAAAAAACTGATTAACACCAGATGCATCTTTATTAAAATTCTTAATTATACCAAGTGATTCACTATCACCAGTATTATCCTCAATCAAATAATCACAAGGATTACCTTTTAACTTTTTAAACTTTTTTATTAACCCATCTTCATCTTTACCAATGACAGGTGGTGTACCATAAACATCCCATTGTTCAGTAACTTCACTGCGAAGTAATCGTGCCCATTCTGTAAACTCGTCGGTAGACATTTGTAAAAGCTTATGATAGGTGGTGTTTGATTTAAACTCAGAGAATCGACTTCTCTCATAAAACCATTTTTTCAAATATAACCTCTTTAATTTAAGTGTGTAACCAAATCCAAATTAGTTCTCATAATTTGAGCAGAATCAAATCTATATGGTTTGGTTCCAGGCGTTTCTAAGATATCAATACGATTAACCCATCTTGGATTCATTGTATCTTTAACCTGATAAACACCGTCCTTTCCATTAGTTCCTTTTAACAAAATAAAATCGCCATAATCTAACCACCCACCCCATCGTGTCAAAAGGTTTCTACTAACCGCTATGAATCGGTACTCGCTAGCTTTGTGTACCCTTATGCGCGTTCCATCCGCGAGAATGTTCGGTGTAGAATCAGTTTGATACGGAACTGGGTGATACATTGTTACGGTAACTTCTAGTCCCTCAAGTTTATGTTCTGAAACTAACTTGTTAAGTCTATAGTTTTCCGATTTCAAATCATTCACATTATCCATGTAAAAACTTTGGTAATTGTCAAAAATAACTGTCCAAATGTACCCATTTGCAATAAGTACACTTAGAAACGATAAATATGTTTTCCAATGCTTCATAATAGTATTATAAAGTACTTCATTCACACTCATAAATAAATATCTCCATTTCTTTTTAAAATACAACATTTTTTTATTTTTTGTGGAGCTGGGGGGATTCGAACCCCCGTCCTGCATATATTTTATAAATAGTCATTCACAGCTTAGTTTGGTTCCAAATCGGTAGTCACCAACAACCCACCATGTCTCACTTTACTCAGAGTGGTTTAACTGATGAAATTTTATACTCTATCACACGAGTGGATGTCTAACTTATTTTATGACCGAGTGTTAGACAACTCAGTATCTTAAGCCGCGTAGGCGTAAGATGGTTGGGAATCACCGATTGGTAATTCTGAGTAATCATACTCAGTCAAATGCCAATCTATCACCAACCCGTCTAGCGATTGTTCGCCAATTGAGTTTCGTTGAGTTTTATTTAAGAGTCTACTCAAACTCTGCTGCACTAACTTACAAAACGATACCAGTCGATTTCCAGTCAGCCCCATATTAATCAATTTCATCATGACCATCTTCATCGTGCCACGGATATAATTCACCATCGACATTTGAATCTACAGTGTATTGTAAATCCTCAATTAATTGTTCAATAATACTCCAATCTTCTTCATTGTATGCATCTTCTAACAATTTAATTATTTCATCATAATTCATATTCAAATCCAATCTTAGCTTTATAAAATTCTTTACCTTGTAATTTAGAAATTTCTCCTAAATTATATATCCTAAACTTTTTAGTAAGTTGATATGATACTTTAAATTTATCTTCAAACTCAAATGTATCCCTACCATCTTCTTCGCTTGGTGGAAAGTATCCATCAAATGTAACTTCTACTTCTACTTTGTCATTACGATATTTCTTCTTTTTACTCATACCAAAAGATACGAATGTTACAAAGTTTTTACTAAACACATTTTCATCTGTGTTACGACTCGTGAAACCAAATGACCAATCATTCCAACTTCGTCTTGAGTCAATCTTTAAATATCTAACATCACGACTTTCTTTGTTCATATATTCTGGTTTGAAGTAAATACCATTATCAAACTTATACCAAAACAAATCATCAATATAAAAAGAACCTAACTCTCTTTCCCATTGTCTGTTAGCAAAAAAGTTATCTTTACTTATTCCAATACTAACTTCGTAATCATCTGGATTAGGTTGTACATTTGGTGTTCTTGCAGCAAATGATGTAAACAACATTACACCTGCTAATAAACTATCTAATACCATTACTTATCTCCAACTCCAAAGTATTCTAATATACCCCATATTACTACTAAACTAACCACAACGAAAATTATAAAATTCACTTTAATCTCCTATTGAAAAACTCGTCTATGAAACCTTTACCAGCATACATTACTGCTAACCACAATGATATTTCAATCACCTCTCCATATCCAAGATAATTTAAAGTCTCAATATCCATTACTTTCTCCTATCTGAGCTTTTACCAGCTACTCTTTTTTCGTACTTACGCTTTCGTGGTTTCTTTTTTCTTCTATCTTCACCACTGCGTTTTTCAACTACTGATTTACCTAAAATGGTAATTATCACATCATCCATCACTTTTAAGAACTTATTCATTAATCACTCCCACAATCTTTGATTCTTTTGCCACTTTTACTTCAAATGGGTAGGGTGAATCTTTTAAGTGTTCGTTTACTTTTGCTTCTGCAACACTCACAGAATCACATTCCACTAAAAAACTTCTACGAGTTCTCTTTTCTTTCGTACCATTTTTAGTTGGAATCTCCTCTGTAAATATAACTTGTGCTTCAAAATACATAACTATTTCTCCTATTTGTTATTAAATTATAAATATGCTCTTGGTGATGGTAAATCACTATAGTGGTCTTTGAAGTGAATTGATTTATATTTATCAACAGCCAATTCCTTGTGTTTTGCCTCTACCATAATATCTACATCATTACCATAAGTATTAATGAAATCATAAACATAATCAGAATGTGCTTGTGGTCTTATCTTATCATCTTCTTGTTCAATACTCCTACTCTCAGAGTAATGAACAACTGGCACAATACCCTTAGGCCATGTAGACATAGCCATCTCCAATGCTTCTTGTTCTGATAAATCACCAGTACAAAATTTGTGATGATGATAATCGAATACAATAGGTACACCAACTTTTTTGTATATACCCTCATATAAATCTTTTACACTATACATAGAGGCTTTATCATCATTTTCTAATGTCAATCTACTACTAACACTTTCTGGTAACTTGTAAAAATTCTTACAGAATCTATCCATGGCAGATTCTTTATCTCCATACACACCACCAAGATGAATGTTAATCTTGTTGTATGGTGTTCTTGATAATCCCATCATATCCATAACATCACCATGTATTGTTAAGTCCTTTACACAATTATCAACAACATGGTCGTGTGGTGATACCAATACATTGAATGGGCCTGGATGCGTTGTTAATCTAAGTTTATGTGTGTTTGCCATAATACCTGCTGAACGGAGATATGTTTTTATCTCATCGATATCTTTCATATCATCCCATTCATATTCGGTTTTCCACGGTACAATATCACTACTCATTCGATAAAACTCATATCCATTTAAGATATTCCACTGTACGATTGAGTTCAAATCTTTTACATTTTGAAGTGTTAGTTCACTAGCGTAATCAACACCCTTCTCATCAAATGTTCTGCGAATCATACTACGATTTGTAGTGATTGGTTTTGTGCCTTTTGGTTTATCACCATACTTTGTTGGATAACTAAGTTTCATACTAATACATGCGTAACCTAAATTCATTCTCTACCTTTTATATAATTGTGAAAGTTTAAATTCTTTAATTTGTTTTTTCTTAGTTCTAACATAATTTCTGACTGCTTCTCCAAGCATCATATCATTAGGATATTTATCAACCAACTCTTCTATTTTTTTATAATCAGTTTTCATTACCATTCCTCATTTCTACCGAAATTGTTTTTTTCGATTCGTTTTTTTAGATGTCTTTTATACATCCAAATAAATACTATATTCTTAAATAGTGATATAATATCCCCAAACCACCAAAAAACTTTCAGTATAAAATAAGGAATTACCATTCATATCCTTGAAATGGTACACGAACTAAAAAATATGCCTTGTCATCTATATAAAACATTTCATTAATAGCCCAAGGATTAGTATGTTCAAAAACAATTCTATCTATAACAATCTCTTTTGTTTCTTCTCTTTGCATCTTAGGTATGTTGTTCCAAGCAAATGCTTCCACTATTTGTATTTCAAAGTGACAATACATATCCTTACCAGGTACTAACTGATATGCTATAATTTCAGGTCTATCAACTCCTTGAACTTGGTCTTGTAACAGAATTGGGTCAGGTATCATATATCCTTGACCTTTTAAAATTGCCATAAACATAAATGTTAATAGTGCAAGTAACAAATGTATTTTACTAAACTTAGACATATTATTATCCTTTATTGTTGTGCTTTAATATAAGGCCAAAAACATATACGAGTCAAGTACTTTTTTCATTAGATTTTAAAGAAGTCCTCAATATCTGACCAATATAAAACCATTGTCAATACAAATACTACAGCAAATGTTGAAAGACCTATATATATTTCCATCATAATTAACTCCTATTTTAATTGTAAATCTTGTACCCACTTAGGTACATTTTTTTCCATGTAATGTTGTATCACAAATGCTTCTGCTATATGTGAGAAGAACCAAAAGAATGTTAGTATTGGTACAAATATCCTATAGTCCAATTCCATTACAGAAACACCCAACCAGGTAAAAAATATCATTCCCATAGATTTAGTCAAAAAACTTATTCCACTAAATCCAAGACTTAATATATTACCTCTTGCCACTACAATGTATATATTTAACACCAAGTGTATCAAGTTTAAAAACGAGGGAGCAATAACTCCCATTAAAAAATATTCTGCTATCATTTAAATATATCCCTTTCTAATTCTTTAGCTAAATTATAAAATGTATATGCAAATATTACATATAGTAATACTTCAATCATCTTTTTTATCCAACTCATTCATATCATAGTAATATGGTCCACCATCTTTGTCAATTTTATTGTTATCACTACTCCATATTTTTCTTATATTATCTTTTTTACCAAAAATTTTTTCCCAATTTTCATCATACTTCTTTTTATCTGATACTCGGTTCTTATCACCTTTACCAGCATCAGAGTATTTTATTGATTGTTTCATTTTAACAAATTACTCCACTTCATCAACTTCATCTTTTTCAACTGAACTCTATTGTTCAAATCTCTACTGCTTAACATCCCACTATTTTTCATCAGTTCTATCATACATAGTACATCGCCTACTTCCTCTATAAGCCTATCGTTGTCCTTGTAGTCCTCACAACGGATGGCTTTAGAACACGCCTCAATCATTTCACCACACTCTTCCATAGTGATAACTAACAATTCAGTTTCGTAATCTAACTTTTTATTTATTGTATTTTGTTTTTCCATTATTCTAATATCCAATTATCGTTTAAAAACTTTTGTGCTTTTTTGTATTTTAAAACTTTTACCGCATCACCTTTTTTAATTGTGACCAATTCATTACGACCAATTTTCTTTTCTGCTTTATATGTAGTATCCACTTTTCTATCCATACACACCAAACCATTTAAATGGTCTATTTCGTGTTGTACACAAACTGCTTCTAACAATCTTAAATCTCTGTTATCTTTATCATCCTTTTCCCAAGTACCTTTACCACTACTCGTCTCAACACCACTAAATATCCAACCACTATCTGATTGTGCAGTTTCAACATGAATTGTTTCGTATCGTTCTGTATTTACCCCTTTGCCTGGATAAGAGAGACAACCCTCATAATAAGGTATTTTATTTTCCTTTGATACAATCTTCGGGTTGATGAGTACCAAAGGTTCACGAACATTGACAACGGCCACAGATGCATCAATTCCCACTTGATTCGCTGCCAACCCAATACCGTCCCCTCTTTTGTTAAGTATCTGAAATAGTTCCGTTGCGATAGCCATTCCCTCTTCAACTGAGACCTCCTTAAGTTTTTTATTAATTAATGGATTGTGATTTTTATTACAATTAATCACTTTTCTTGACATAGTATCCCTTTAGATAATCTTTAACAAAACCATTTTCAACTCTCTGTCTTAGTTTGTAATCATCATAAGATTCACCCTCTAACCTCTTAGGGCCTTTTAACAATTCACTAACTTTAGTTCTTGGGTCTTTACCCTTTTTAAGTTGTTTAGGTATTATATAAATATCACTCATTATTCACCTACCTTTTGTTTGTAAAGTTTAGCATCTTTTTCATCACGAGCGATGAATTTAGTACCATCTTTTAAAGTGAACACCTTGTAGTCTTTCCATTGACCTGTTTTACTTTTCTTTGGCATTATGTAACTCCTCTTGTTTTAAAATCCATTCTTCATAAACATCATCTATTTGACTATCTGTCAAATTTCTTTTTTCAAATGCCTTTTCTCTTGTCATCATAGTTAAAGGCACATCTGCTAAACTTGGTGGTCTACCCCACTCATCAACCATAATCTTTTCTTGTAGCCAAGTCGGTCTATATTCTCGATATGTCATCTAATCTCCAAATTTATGATTGATAAAATCTTTTTGTTTTTGAACTGCTTTTTTCAAAGCTGCTTTCTTCTCTTTTTGTCTATCCAATAACATCTGTTCTTTAGACCTACGCTTTACTTTTTTTCTTTTAACAGGTTTAATTTTAGTAGGTTTAAGAGTACCTTTCAACTTAGGTTGTTCCACACCCTTATGAAACACATTTCCATCTTTATCTACAAACTCATTCATAAAATGCCATCCAGCAGGTCTACCCGTAGGTGTGTATGCTGGTTTTGATGTTTCAGGAAACTTCTCGTGAAGTAAACCCATTACGGCGTGACTTCCAATAACAGATACAGAATCCGTACTGACATTCTTTACAGGTTCACCTGTGATTTTACAATCCATGTATGCTATTCCATCTATGAAATAACCACCATTTTTTTTAAATGTACTATTTGACATTTACTACTCCTTTTTTTTTATTATGCTTCTCCGATAGAACCAGATGCTATTCCGTCTTCGAACAACATCTCTAACATTCCATCACTTACTTCTTTAGAGAATTTTTTATATTTAACATTATTTTCCATATCAAACTTAATTACATCATCTATAAGTTTTGATATAAGTGGTAATGATTTACCTTTTGCTACTTTTTCTATTTCTTCTAATCTGTTTACTAATGTCATAATATCCATTGCTTTTTCCTAATTAAATTTTGAGTGCTGGACAGGATTCGAACCTGCGAATAATGGATTTGCAATCCACCCCATTAAACCACTCTGGCACCAGCACGGCCCTCTGCATTTGCCACTCGTTGGTTTAATTTTCTATCTTGTACTTCAAGTATATGTTTACAATATTTTCTTTTGTGTCTCCTACGAAATTTAAACGCCATGCAATCACAGGCCCATTCAATACGAGATGGGTCAAAGCGAATATCATATTCTTTACCATCTACTTTGTAGTGTTCCCATCCATAATCATCAATGAGAACACCATCAAATTTTTCTATTATCAAATCTATTAATTTTTGATTATTCATATGCCCTTAATATAAGTATAAAACATAATACAAGTCAAGTATTATTTTTAACTATTTTTATATGGATTAGTTTTTGTTAAATCTGCTCCAACCCAACCTTTAGATTCAGAGTAAACCATTTTAAACCTACGACCTAAACCACTAACATCCTTAGATACTCTAACGACCTTGTAATTTTTATTCCATTTACTACTAAACATTCTTTTCATAACAGAAGTAATATACCAAGTTTTACTTGTATCGTTAATATTAACATGGTCTGTAAAACTCATAGTTTTACCATTGATTTTATTTCTCATTAAAAACCTAAATGATGTCATTTCACTTTTCCAATTCATTATTTTTTCCTTATTTTTGTTACTTAAATATAAGGCTTTTTTACTATACAAGTCAAGTGTTTTTTTCATTTTTTTTTAATTGGGGAGAAATTAATCTCCCCAATCGATTAGTTTTTCTCCCAATATCCCAATTTAGGTGCTATATAAGTGGGTCTGTCTAACCACTTACTTAAAGTAACTTCTGCTTCCACTTCGGGTGAAATATCAAAGTCATTATATCTATGTAGTAAATCTGCAACTATAGGATGTCTAACAACATCTCCTAAATCAAATCTACAAAAACCACATCCATAAACACCAGTAAATCTCTTAACACTATCCTCCAAACCATTATCCGTTTTGGTTCGTAAATCACTCTGTTGCAAATCTCCACTAACGATATATTTAGAACCCAAGCCAATTCTCGTTAGAAAAGTTTTGATTTGTGATGGTGTAGAGTTTTGTGCCTCATCTAACATTACAATTTTATTCTGTAGTGTTAAACCTCTCATGTATGCAAGTGGAATAACTTTTATTATTCCAGCTTTTCTCAATACATCCAATCTCTGCTTACCGATTATCTGTTCCATATTATAATATACTGATTGCATAAATGGTTCAGTTTTCTCATCAATATCACCAGGTAAATATCCTATCCTTTCACCGTCTACCTCAACCATAGGTTTGGTGACAATAATACCGTCAAAGTTAGAATTTTTATCTGCAATACTCTGTAATGCCCAATATGTTGCAACATATGTCTTACCACAACCTGCAGGCCCAACACAAAATGTAATAGTATTGGTATCAATATTATCCCAAAACTTTTGTTGATTTCGTGTTTTTGCTTTAAAATCCCATTTGATTCTTTTCATTTGAGACAGTGCTTGTCGATGGTTTGCACATTCTTGATTACTTACAACCTTTGTAATAGTTTCAACTTTTCGTTTTCTACTCATAATAACATCCCCTTTGAGTTAATTAGTTGTAAACCTGGGTTCAATTATAAATAGAATATATATTGTTGTTTACTTTATTTTTATACCACCTTTTAATGGATTTCTTATTTTTTTCTCTGAAGTTTTTTCTTCTATTTTCAGCTCACTATCACTATCACGATTTTCGACAATGTCAAGTTTTTTTTCAATTTTTTCTCGTTTTAATATATTATCTTTTTTCTCACCATATACTTCCCACCACTTTTTTATTTTTTTATTTTTTTTCAAAAAAGGCTTCGAAGCTGCTCCAGTTTTTCCAGAATCTTCTTTTTCTTTAAGTAACAGTGCTTGGTTAAATGCTATCACCAACATTACAGCCAATGGGTCAAAGACGAATATTAAGACGAATATAAAAAAACTAACTACAGTATCCACATCGGTGTTAAAAGTTCTAGCTAAATAAATTGCAGGTCCTACATCAACTCCAGTCTCAACGAGTGCAATTTTTAAATCACCTATCTCTTGTTTAAGACTCATCATAGTTGTATTAACTTCATTTATTTTAGGTTGATACTCTTCCCTAAGTTTTCTTTTGGCAGTTCTGTAATTATCAGGTAGTTCAGATACTGCGGCTTCTAACTCTTCTTTTAAAAACTTTTTATCCTCTGATAATTGTTTTAATCTATCTTCTTTATATAATAGTGCTGTTGATTCTTTTTCAAAAGTTACTGTTGCACCTTGATAGGCATTGGATAAATATCCAAATATTCCAGCAGAGGTTATTAATATCAATACCACAGTTGCTATTGATAAATAAACTTTTTGTAGGTAATTTATTTTATCCCAATATCTGTATAGAAATGCAGCAGTAACCAACTTACCAAATTCTAATGAACCTGCCATGATGATTACTGATAATGTTGCACCACTAAATAATTTACTCAATCCAAATACTGAATAAAAACCTGCACTACCAGCAATTAGTAATGCAGCAATCCCCAAAAATATATGAAAATTCTTGGAGCGTTCCATAGTTTTCTCCTATTTATTCTTCTTCAAGTTCTATTAGATTTTGTAGGTGTTCTAATTGCTTTTCAACTCCAATTATCATCCTTAACCACTGTTCAAATCGTGGGTCGGTATCAGTTGGAATACGGTCTTTTAATCTACCTAATTCAGCTTCGATGTAAGACACCCTGTCTAATACTTCATTTTTTCTACGCATAATTAACCTCTATTATTATATAAATATCTAAATTATCTCTAAGTTGTTATAAAATTCATTTTTTATGTATTTTTGTATATGTTCTGCTGCGATTTTATCTGCCTCTGAACTTGGGTGGTGGTCTAAAACTCCTGTATTTGGTGGGTGTATATCATCTTCAACATACACAGATGGTAGGTCCCAATCGCGACCACAAAAATATTGTTCAGCCATCTTTCTTTGTCTCTCATTAGTAATATCAGTTTCGGTTTTACACATACCCTTTTGACCAGTTAAATTTAAATGTGTATATCTCAAACCAGAATCTTTCCACCATTGTAACATTCGTTCCTCAAAATCATCAATCCCATGATATTCCATGTTGTAGGGATGTCTGTACGGCCACCCACCTGTAGAATATATAAAGTACACTAAGTTTTGTTGTTCTTCGTAATAACTCGTCAACACACCACAATAGTATTCAAGGAACTCATCTAAGAACTTTGGATTATCTTTAAATGTTTTATAAAACTCTGTACACCAGTGTTGTGTATTTCTTCTATCTGTTTTTGAGTAGCGGTCATACATAAACTGAATAGACCGAACCATGCCAGGTATCGTGAATACGGTGATGTCCGCATTTTGCCTTGCCTTAGCAGATTTACTCCAAATCGTCTCAACCCCACCTCCATAATATTTCATCTCACCTAACTTATTGTCTATCCATTTTGGAAATGTATTCCAACTATCTCCTATATAATATACTTTCATGTCTATATCATACCTAATTGATGTAAAATATATTCTTTTAATGGTTCTTTATTATCTGCTGGAGTATGCACCCATGTCCACGCCATTGTTGTTTTCATAGTTTCTATATTACCTACGATTGCAGTTATTTGTTTTTTAAACTCACTAATCATTTTATCATCTAATAATATTTCTGCACCAACCTCATCTGCAATATCCAATAACTTACCTAAATCTTTTTTCTTATTTGCTTCATTTGCTTCTTTAAATTTTTCATCATCACCACCTTTATCAGGATGTGTTTTTCCAGCAACTTTTCGATACAATTGTTTAAAGGTATCATCCTCAACTTCAGTATCAATTATTAAATTATTATCATCCTCTACTTGCTGTGGTGATTCTTTTAATTCTTGTGGATTTTGCATAAACTTACGAAAATCGGTATTGAATTGTTCTACACTTCTTTTATATATTACACGAGTTTCTTCAAGTTCTAATTGTAAAAATCGAAGTTGTTGTCGAATTTTCTTTTGGTGTAACTGTTGCTGGATATCCATTTAAATAACTATGGAATATCTTCGAATTCTGCATCAATTACCTTATAACATATATAATATTTATTGCCCTTTCTTAGGACAGCTTCTGCAAATGAATATTGTTTTTTTAATTCTTCAATGTTGAAACCACAATCTACATCCACTATCCCAAGAAGAGCAAATAAATCATTCTGTACTTTGATTAATTTAGGAAATCTTGACAGAATGCTTTTTTGGTTTTTCGGGTTCTATTTTAGGTATATCAATAGAAAGAACACCATCAACAAATGATGCGTTTATATTCTCACCATCAAGTAATTCACCTAATTCAAAAGAACGCTTGAATGAAGAGTGTTTGAGTTCTCTACGGATGACCTTTGCTTTAACATCATCAAAAAAACCACCCTTGTTACCAGAAATTGTAAGGACACCGTCCTCAACATCTATTGATAAATCCTTTTTGGATAAACCAGGTATTTCTGCTATAACACCAACCTTATCATCATACTCATATACATTTACTTTTGGATATGCAGTACCTTGATATGGTTTTACTCCAACTTGTTTTTCAATCTCTGGAAATTGTTGTGAGACCATTTGGTCAAACAATCTATCGAATGGTGTTAGAAAATTATCCCTGTCGATTATAGGGAATGGATTACGGACAACTACTTTAGTCATTTTACTTCTCCTGTTTTGTTTACTTTTAGCCAAACTTATATCCTCACTTGAGCGATATAATTATTATAGTAATCAATCTCATACGAGCATTGAATTTTTACTACATATATAAATATATGTTGTCAAACTTTTATTAAAATTTTTTTTGGTATATTCCAAATTCTACCCATGCTATCCTTGACTCGAACCTCACTTACTTTAGATGAATCATCCCAAAAGTTTACTATTTCATCTTTGTATAAAACACCATCAGGTGTTGGGTAATCTGATAATACTTTATATCTATTCTTCTTCATCCTCACCCTCAATAGATTCATCTTGAGCAAAATCTTCTTCTTCTAAATCTATTGGATAGTAAAGTTGAAATTTAGATATTAGCAACTCTGGGTCTTGTACTCCAACCATAGTTTCTAATACTTTACCATCAGAAACTATTTTAATAGTAGGAACACTTTTTACTCGATAACTCTCAGCAAGTACAGGGTCTTCATCTATATCTTCAATGTAAAGGGGATAACCTAAACTATCTAATTTTTCTATTATGGGCTTAAATGTTGTACATGGCCCACACCATTTTGCACTAAAATAATAAAACCTAATATCATCCATTATTCACTCCACTCTATATATTTGTAACTTTGTGTAGTAGTTTTGGTAGCGTAATCTACAACTATTTCATATATCATTTTCCAATAGACTCCAATATTTTACTTCGTGGTTGAGCACCAATAAATCTACTGATTTCATTACCATTTTCTTCTATTACAGTTGTGGGTACACTACGAACATTATATTGTCTTGCCATATCCTCTTGCGAGTCAATATCTATAAATTCGATATTATGACCCTCTGATGATAATTGTTCCATAATTGGTTTATATGATTGACAAGGCCCACACCAAGTTGCACTAAAATATTTTATCGATTTCATCGCTTTTTCCTAAATAGTATAGTTGGTGGTCCAACTCGTTTTTTCTTATCTAACAAAGATTCCTCTTTAACTTCCGAAGATTTTTTTCTTTTCACCGTGGTACTCGTAGGCATGACCATTTTCCTTAAGCAATTCATTTACGGATTTCTCGTGCCCCTTAACAAATATCTCTCCAAGTACACGACCATATTTACCACGACCATGAGATATAATACTGAACTTACCATCGTCTGAATTTTCTAAAAGGTCTTTTACATATTCTTTTGCTGCCAAACCTTTTTTCTTTTCTTCCAAATCTCTTGTTCTACTTTCCCATGTATCAACACCATAAAATCTAATTCTTGATTTTACCCATACATCAAAACCTAAATCAATCATAGCATCACAGGTATCACCATCAACAACCCTATCTAACTTACAACTATAACCATGTTTTTTTACTTGTTTTCCCATAATATTTTCCTATTAAAGCCTTCTAATTCCAAATTGGTGGCCTATCTTTTTTAGACAGACAGCACTATTATTAAATATACCATCGTTAATAGATTCGACAGCATTTTCTAAATCTGCAAAATCAAAAGGGATTTCAAATATCTGGTTATTATATTCATATGTGGTATTTTTCTTTTTGTAAATCAATTCACATTGTTCGAATACCTCTCTAAAATTTTGATACGCAGCATAGTCTCCAGCAAAACCTGCTACTTTATCTGATAAAATTAAATATTTGTTATAATCAATCATCATTTATTTACCTGCTTCCAATTCACAACTTAGATGGTTAGTTCCACTACCTATATAATCATAATCAACTTCTGAAGTATCTTCATCGCAGTATTCACAAATCCATTCGTTTACTATTCCTTCTGCTAAATGATTAGCATGAAAGCGTATACCTGATGAAGTATTTAAATTATCTGATTTAATATTTTGTTCAATCTCAGATGCTAACTTAGTTCTGAACGCATCAGAACTAATATTAGCTTGTGAATCTTTATGTTTATCAATAGTGTATTTTATTACTTTATACATAACTAAAAATAAATATCAAGTTCCTTTCTCAAAATGTAAAAAAAATGGCGGGATGGAAAAGAAAGGAAAATAAAAAAACCACCCCGCCTGGTCAACATTAGCTGACCGAATCTGTATCTGCTTCGTTAAACAAATCGTCAGAAGAACCATCAGAAATATATTTCTGAACTAATTGTTTTACAAAAGTTCTCTCGGAATCAATCCCACCTTCATCAGCAAATTGAGGATAGATACTAACCTCTGCAGCTTCATCAAGTCCAAAACCATCATAAATTAAACCAGTCATTTCAACTGATGTTCTTGTAGATACACCATTTGAAACTTTACCAGTATCAGATTTGGATTCCATACGAGTAGTATGAGCAATTTCTGAAACTGCTTTTAGTAAATCTGGTTCTACATTAGGAAACATATAACTTAGTAAACCTAATTCTTGCTCATCATCAAGAACATCCATCTCAACGATAGTGAATCTATCCATAAGAGCTTTATCCATAACACGAGTAGAAGTATACTCGTTACCAATGTTAGCAGTTGCTACAAAGGTAACACCCTCAGCGACTGGGATAGTTTCCTGTCCACTAGCCTCATCAAGCCTTAGGTATCTTTGACCTTGGTCAAGAACTGTCATCAAAATATTCCAAGCATCTGGATGAGCTCTTGATAACTCATCAAGAAGAATCACAGCGTTAGGTGTTTGAATAGCCTTTACAAAAAGTGATTCTGAAAAGTAAGTACCTTTCTTCTTATCAAAGTGAACATTACCAATCAAGGTAGCTCTTGGGTCTTGAGTAGAACCCATATTGAAATAAAAGTCAGGCCTATCAAGAGAATTAACCAATGATTTAGAAGCCATGGTTTTACCACAACCAGCCGGGCCAGTCATCAAAATATTCTTACCACGAACAGCAGAACGGATAAGGTACTTCCACTTAAGTTCACTCATAACCAAACCTTTAGGTTTTAGGTTATATGAAGAGTGAATAAAATTTAAGATTTCAGCGTGTTCACTTGGAACCTCAACTGAAGATAAATCAATTGTAGGAGCCGAAGTTTTTTCGAACTCACTCATTGGTACAACCCACCAATAGGTTTTACCAGATTTATTAACTCTCTGTTCAAGAGCCATACCCTTTTCAAAAGCTCGTTTACGAGCTGATATTGAAATTGATGAGGTATGTTTGTTTCCATCGGCATCCCATGCGTTGAAACGATTACCAGATTTTTCTACTTTTACGATTAGTGATTTATTCATATTTATTTTCCTTTTGTTTTCTTTATTTTTTCTTTATTTTCGATACCTTAATATAAGGCTTTTTGCCTATACGAGTCAAGTGTTTTTTTCACTTTTTTTAAATTATTTTTAAACATTAACTAATACCATCCAAAAATAAAATGTAGCAAATATTAAACTACAAGTTAAAAACTCTGCTATTCTATAACCAATTAATTTCCAATTCATAATTATTTTTCCTCTATTGTTAATTCTGAGTTTTCTAAAGTATCTTTTAAAGAGTATAAACTATCTAATGCAGAATCTATTGATACACGAGCATCTGAATTTGCGTTGTACTCTGGCATCTGAATGATAGCATCATCGAGTTCTGCTTCAATTATTTCTAATTCTACTAATATTTCTTTTTTAGTCATTACTTTTTCTCCTTATTTGGGTAAACTATTTTATCCATTTCAGCAAAAAATTCATCCATATCTTTTTGTATTTCTTCAAAAATTGTTTTCACTTTCAAATCCTTTATTTTTTTCTCATTTTTCATACCTTAATATACGGCTTTTTTACTATATAAGTCAAGTGTTTTTTTCATTTTTTTTAAAAAAAGTCGTAAAATTAGGCCCATAATCGTGGTTATTACCATATTTTTTCTTAAAATATTGAGTATAATACTCCCTTACACCTGGTCTACCATCAATAGATAAATCAAAATCCCTACCTACATAATCAGCTAATATCTTATAATTACCTGTCGTTCCCATTGTATCTGTTTTCCAAGAAGTGGTCAACATCACACCATCAGGCCCATCAAAGAATTTTCCTGGCCCATCTATGATAACTAAATCTACATTCTTGTGTTTTTCTAAATCATGTTTATATATAACTGAATTCCAATCAGGTTCTGTTTTATCATCAGTATAACATTCTACATATTCCATACAATTATCTGGGTCAAATCCAAGTTCTTTCAATCTATCATAATATACTTTAATATTTTCATAAGAGTAGTATTCAAAATTCCAATCTACTGTATGCTTAATCTTATGAAGTAACAATGTAGTAAATCCCGCACCATACTCAATAACATGCTGTAGTTTTTGTTCTAAAATTTTCTTAACTTGTGAATGATAAAACTTAAAATGTGCACCGACTGGATTTGGGCCATGATAATCTAAATGACCATATTGTTCATGTATATCCAACATATATTGACAGTATAGTGGATATTCTGACATGAATAACTCCGTGCCACCACTTTTATTATTTTCCGTTTCTCTATATTCTTTTATATTCATTTTTTAGGAGTGGAGCTGACAGGGTTCGAACCTGCGACCCCCACAGTGCAAGTGTGGTGCTCTCCCAACTGAGCTACAGCCCCATGTTATTATATATTTAATTAATTACTTTTCTGCCACCAATGAAGTTTACCTTTGTCATCTTCAAAGCATTCCCAATCACAATATACCCAAACACATTTCCAAGAATAAATAATATATTGGTTTTCATCTTTTGGTTTCATACTCCAGCCACAAGGACAGACTGGAGTATTTCCGAACCATTTTTTTAATAACCACTTTATCACTTTTCCAAGAACTTTTTGTTCATTGTTTTAGCAACTTGTAAAACATTTTGAACATCAATATATTGAGCATCATTACCATACATTTTCTTAAAGTTTGATTTCTCGCTATCAGAACTGTAGCTTGAATCACTAACAAAGTAAGATAAAACCTTAACACCCATTTTACGAATAGCTTTAACTTGTTTGTTAGTATGAATTAATGCCTGGCCATGATTGTAACTAATTTCATTGTTATTAAACATTGGCATTCCATCTGAAAAATTTAAGAAGTATGAATCACGATTTCTTGATGTAGGAACAATATCTTTCAGTATTGCTTCAAAACATAAACCTTCTGGTGTTGTTCCGCCAGGGTGAATATTTTTAAACATATTTCTAACTTTCATAAAACTATCAGTACGAGAATCATAACCAATTAAAATTAAAGGAAGCGTATCTGAATTTCTACCATAACTACGATTTGTATTGTGAGTACTTCTAAAACTAACAACCACATCCACATTTGAAATCATGTCAACTGCCTTACAAATAGCAACAACTGATACCATTGTATTGAACCATTTATCCCCACCCATAGAACCACTAGCATCAACTGAGATATGTAAGAACGCATCTGAATAAGATTCAACAAATGTTTGTTGAAAAACTCTATCATTACCAAAACCTAATTCAGCAATTAATCTCTTATCAATACGACCAGAATCTAATCTGTTCCATTTTAAATCACGAGATTCTCCACGAACTTGTAACTTACGACCTAACTTACTACCAAGTTTAACACCCTTAATAATAGCATCTTCATAACCTCTTGTCCAAGTAGTTAGTACTGATGGGAACATATTTTCATCAATCATAGTTTGAGTAAGTTTTTTTACATAGATACAAGCAACACCTTTACCTGCAACATATCTACCTTGTTTATTATCCCAAACTTCACCAACACCCTCACCTGTATTAACTTTTTCAACACCAGCTTCTTCCATAGTTTTAACAATTTGATTATCTTTTTTAGTGAGAGTACCTTGTTTTTTAGTATCACCATTTACAAAATCTTTTTGTTTTGAAAATTGTTTACTAAGTTGTCTTTTTTGATTATTAGTAAGTTCTTCAACCTTACCTGGAATTTGTTCACCATCTTCATTACCACCCTCAGAACCTTCACCAGAACCCTCAAGTTGTGGATTATCACCAGTAACAGGTTGATTTTTTGTATCACCGAATTCATCAGTAACCTCTTTACCATCAGCCAAACAATCAAGAATAAGTTTGTATACTTGAGTTGCAACTTTATATGCTTCTTCAGTAGAATTCATTTTCTTGATATTACTAAAAATTAGTCTGTATATTTTATCAAGACCAGGTAGTACATCTAATCTACGATTTTCATTAGTTAGATTTAAGATTCTGAAAATGTATGAATCCCAATCTAAATCAGTATACTCATTTGTTTTAAGTGCTTTATCAACAACTTTAGAGTGAAAATACTTATCATACATTGAATGATAATAACCTTTATAACCAGGTGAATTTGAGAACACATAATAATCAATTCTTCTATCTTCTACATAGTTCAATAAATTTTTAAGATGTCCAAGAATATCAAATCTATCAAAACCTTTCTTCTCACCTAATACAAAAAGTTCTTCAGGTGTATTTTGTTCAAGATTTCTTAAGAAATCAAAATCTGAAAGTTTAATATGAGAACCCTCATGAAGTGCTAACCCAACAACTGGGTCAAAGTTTTTCTCATCAATCTTGGAACCTATAACAACTGTTTTACCATCTGTATATGAATCACCACGAGTTTGAAATTTAACATTTATATCAGAACGACTTGTTACAATAGTAACAAAGTTAGATATTGCTCTACGATAAGATGCCAATTGTACATGGTCAGCACCTTTCTTGACTGGTTCATCATCAATGAACTCACTTCTACGAGTATCCCACTCAGTATCAGCCCAAAAAGAACTGAAAGGGTTTGTATTTTTAGATAGGTTTTTAGCACTATATTTTTCACGAAGTGCCATTGGGTTAAAATGTTTTAGTTTTGAATCCATTATTTTTTCCTTATTTTTCATACCTTAATATACGGCTTTTTTTATATATAAGTCAAGTGTTTTTTTTACTTTTTTTAATTTATTTTTTGTACCCATTTTCGTAATCTCTTTGGTAACATCTGTTGGTCGGTAATCATATTGGTAAGTTGATTCTTCATAACCATAGATATCTTATCATCTAAATACAACTCTTTACAATAATCTAATGTTGGCTGATATCCCCAATCATTATAATACTGTTTAACCATTGATTCAGATTCACTCATGCTAAGGTAATTGACAGTTGGTGTTTTCCACACAACCTTTCGTTTAGGTTTGGGGTTGTTCTTACTTTCCTCATATTGTTTCAACCACCTGTCCCAACTTTTATCGGAAACAATTCCTTTTGCAACTCTACCACTACCCGTAGAACGCCTATCCATTCTTTGTAAATTCTTTTTAGTATCTGATTTGACTGGTTGAACATAACCACCTGTTTTATGTGGGTAAACTTGATGTGCAGAATATTTCTCTGTTTCAGAACATTCTATACATTCAGTATATCCAAGATGGATTCGGTGGGTATCCATCTCAATTCCACATTTTTTACATTCATTCATACTTGCAATATAAGTATAAAATATAATACAAGTCAAGTATTATTTTGTATAATCGTAAATAATAAAATCTTTTTCAAATAGATTATAAACAAGTTCATATGTTTTATCTGTATAATACTTTTGATATGGTTCATGTCTCGATAAATTCCACATTGGTAATTGATATTTATCTATATTAATCTTTTCACAAAACAAATCAAAACTATCTTGTAGGGATTCGTAACGACCTATCAAATCAATTTTTTCATTTAAATATTCAGATTGTAGTTTTGTTAAATTAGAATCTAACCCTTCATATAACCAAGTGGTAAAATCCATTTTCTGTGCAGTTGCTTTAAATTGATATTGTGGAGATTTGTGAAAGTGATAATAACTAACCATCCTATCATATGGATTTCTTACTACTGCAAATTTAAAAAACGAATTCCAAACACTATCACGGCAATATCGTTTTATTACATTGCAACTATCGTGAGGATATCTTTTTCGGACTACCTTTTTATCATATCCTTGTGTATCAAAAGAATTACGAATACTCGTTCCAGCATTTTTTGGTATATGAATAAATATAAATTTATACTCGTGATTTATAAACATTAATTTAAATCAGGTTTTACTTCGTAATCATCCAACACCCTAAATGTTAATATAACCTTTTCATCTTCCCATGGCTCATAACTTTCCAACAAACAATTATCAGTAGTCATTTTCTCTACTACTTTTTTTTGCTGAGATTCCTTATGACAGATAATATAAATTAAATCACCATCTGTCCTAACCATTACACTATTATCAGGTTTATTATATATTACATCATCTTTAAGTTTCATTTAATTTATCAAGAACTAATGTTTTAAATTCAACAATACCTTTACTTACATTTTCATCCCAATCAGTACCCGCATCTCCATCTGCACCATCTGATATATACTTAAAAGATATAAAAGGAATATCATATAAATAACAAACCTTTGCTAAAGCATATGCTTCCATATCTACAACCTCACCATAATAATTAGTCTTATCCTCTACAAAACTATCTCCACTACCACAAGTTGCATTTTTACCTATAGGATTGAACTCTATATGTTGTGGTTGAATAATAACTGGTGGGTCTTGTTCGAATGGAGTTTCACCTTTTAAAAATCCAAGACCAGTAACATCCATATCTCTCTGTACAAACTTTGTACAATCCACTAACTCACCTTGTTTATATTTACGACTTCCAGCAGTTCCATAGTTGATTACTAAATCGTATGGAATATAACTACCAAACTTACCAAACTTCTGTGTAAGTGCAAATGTGGCATTGACCTTACCAACACCAGTATATAATATATTATATGGTTCTAATTGTCCTTGTGTTTCTACTTCAAGTGCAGATACAAAAAGAATGTTTTCTATTTTACCCATAAGTTTAGTATTACCCTTTATATGTTTAGGTTCGTATGGACACATCAAACATCCGTGTCCACAACAATAACCTCGTTCTGTTAAAAACTCTCGTGATAACATTAGTCATATTTTAATACTGATTTTACTTTATCACTATTCAAAAAACTTAAATTGATTAAATAGACTTCATCCACTACATCGTATCCAGCTTCTTGACATAATTCTCGTGTGGCTTTTGCAGTACCACCTGTCGCATATACATCATCCACAATTACTACCGAACCCTCACCAGGTTTAATCTCTAATGTATCAGTACCATATTCTAATTCATAATCTTTACTGATTACTGGTGGTGGAAGTTTACCTTTTTTCCTAACTGGTACAAAACCTACTCCCATTCTCTTTGCAAGATAGGCACCAAATATAAACCCTCTTGCTTCACATCCTACAATGTAAGTTGGATTATGTTCTAATAATCCCCTCATGAGTAAAGTGGAATGATTGAGTGCATTTGCATTTGCCAATAGTGGGGTAATATCTTTAAATGTAACACCTTCTTTTGGCCAATCTGGCACATCTATTATATAATCGTTTAAGTTCATGTTATTCTCCAATGACATTAGTTACCTGTATTAATATAATTGATAATGCTAACAATAAACATATGATGGTTTTAACCGTAGGAATCTCTCGTAAAAATAAATAGGACATAATACCAAAAACAACTGTTCCTATACCAAATCCTATCATTCTAATATTCCAAGTAAATCCAAAATATTCATAACTTAATCGTGTTGCTAAAAAAAATAAATAACCTATTGGTATACCGAATATGGCCATCCACTCTGGTGAACTCCAAAACCAATGACCCTTAAATCTATTAGTGAACTGAGCATTTAGTTGCCACCATGCGAATATGTTACTAATAAATAATAGTGCAATTGCACTAACTAATTTATTCACTTAATACTCTTCTCCATAAAGTGAGTACTTCTTAATAGTAGGTGGTTTCTCTTTACCATCCTCTACATGAACTTCACCCTTTTGTGCATCAATATAGAATTCAGTCATTTGAGTTTCCATAAAGATAGCATTTAAAACTTCAGTAAGTGATGCATAAATTTTATCATCACCACCACTAACAATACTCCACCTATCACCAGGTGGTACACGAGTTGCTTTAAGTTCCTTCATTTATAAGTTCCTTTTTTGGATATTCCATGAAAAAGTATTTATCCAATATTTCTAACTTATCATCATATTCAGCCATAATCTCTAACTCTTTTTCTATCGTTTCCATAATATCAGGATGTTCAGCAACACCTACAGTATTCTGTAATAAGTTCTCTACATTGATTCGATGTTTTTCAATATGTGCTTTAAAATGCAATCTACTTGCTTTTAATATTTGTTTTCTTATTGCCATTGTTTTGTTCCTTTAAAATTAAGTTTTCGTTTCTTCTTAAGATGAACCTCTGAGTTAGTTTTTTTTCTATGACAAGGTTTACATAATGTCTGTAGATTCTCTAACTTATAATAACTCCAATCTAAATCTTTTGCCTTTACTCCCTTTTGTTCTACTAATGGTCTGATATGGTCACAATCCCATCTTCTTGTTATCACACCACAATGATTACATTTCCCTCTATCTCGTTTTCTCAAATGTGCTCTTTGTTCTCTTGAATGATATATTATCATATACTCCGTAGCACAATCTTCATGCCAACTCTTTCTCTCATTGATGGTTCCATCTTCTTTGATAATCATCTTACCACACCATCTACACATTCCTTTTATTTTCGTATAATAACTATCAGGTTTTGGTGGTTTTCTAAAATCACCATCCCACTCCTCTTTTTCTTTTCCAAATGTTCTCTCGTGTCTCCTACCAAATCTACTTAATGGCATTCAAACCTCTTCTCCATCTGAATCATCCCAATAATTATTGAATGGGTCATTAATCTTAGTTTCCCAAATATCATCAGCACATTCCAACCCATCTTCATCTATACCAATATTGAAATATTCCCAAACATATCTCTGTAAATCTTTTGGTTGTATGTATAACCCATTTGTATTTCTTGGTCTTGTTTTCCTAAAGTTATCTTGGTCTCTACAAATTCGTTTAAATAAATATTCACCTAACTTATTTACCATTAATAATATTCATTGCCTCTTCTATACCATTTACCCTATTTGGGGTCTCGATATCTTGATTCCATGCTTGATTAATCAACATATAACCCTTATCATCTTTTCTATTCTTTTTCCAAAAATGATAGTTTGCAGGTGAATCATCAATTAAAAAATCACATTGTACAGTCCACTTAAATCTCCCTCTTCTAAAATAAACTGTTTCAAAGTTCAATCCCCTATCACCTAACCATTTCAATGTCCAATACCTACATATTGGTGCCTGAGATGTAATACAAACAAACTTATGTTCTCCTAATTCTATTTGTTCTCTAAGATAATCCACCTCTGATTTAAATTCAGTTCCATTACCCAAGATAGTTTCGGCGTGCTCTTCTCGGTATATCTTTTGTATCTCTTCATTAGTACCTTGATAACAATGTTCTAAATCCCAATGAACTGAGGTTTCCTCAACGGAGTAAACTCCATCAGAACCTTTGCGTATAAATTTGGGGTAATTCTTTTCTATAACTTTGTAGAGGTCTAATGAGAAATCTCTCAATACTCCATCTACATCTACACCTATTATGTATGACATATTATTTTCTCTTGAAATAGTTTAACATCCAAATCCAATAGATAACACCTACCAGTAATATTAGTATCTCTCCCATGATGATTCATACAAACCATCATAACACTCAAGTATAAATATCGGATAAAAGTGCGAAACTTAATTATTTATAAAACTTTAATTCCATATCGTTTTTCAAATCCAATACCATCATTATGGGTATTCACAATTGGCATACCCTTTATATTAAGTGAGGTATTGAGTAACATCGGGCAACCTGTCTTCTTGTAAAATTCATTAATGAGATTATAAAAGTTCGGGTTATCATCCTTACTAACAGTCTGTACTCGTGATGTGTTATCAACATGACATATAGCAGGATATAAATCAGGTTGTTTACATTTAGCAACGAACTGCATATACTGAGACTTCCTAACTGGCATATCGAATATTTCGTGTGCGTGTTCCTCAAGTACTGCAGGTGCAAAAGGTCTGAACTCCTGTCGTTTCTTAATCTTATTAACTCTATCTTTGATATCATCACCACGCGGGTCTGCCAACAAAGAACGATTACCTAACGCTCGAGGACCAAACTCCGCTCGACCACTCGCCACACCAACGATATCACCTTTAAGAAGCTTTTTCAAAGTTTGCTTAATTGGATATTCTCCTTGTATATCATAACCCAAGAAAGTATTCTTCCAATCGAGATGTTTACCCAATACATATGCAGCACATCCCAACGATGAACCACCATCACCGGGATTTGGAATAATCCATATATTGGGATATCTTCTCGCCAATAAGGAATTCGCTACACAATTTAATGCAACTCCACCACCATATACAAAGTTATCTATATTGGGTAACATGGATTGTGCTAACTCAAATACTTTAAGTATCTCTTCTTCACATATTGCTTGTACATTTGCTGCTATATCAAACTTCCACTTATCACTTCCATCATCTGGATAACACTTAGGATTCCAATCCATACATCCTCGGTGTAGGTTTTGTTTAAACTCTACAATACCCTCATTGAAGAATTCATCGCGTATCTCTTTTTGTAATGTGGTATCTAATGTTCCCCATCCTGCCATACCCATAAGTATGTATTCATCTTCTTGAGGTTTTAAACCCAACCTCTGTGTCATAGCACTATACCATAACCCTAATGAATGTGGATATTGACGATTCCACAACTTTTTAAATTGGGTTTCCCCATTGTGGTTTGTTCTGATATGCCATATAGTGGTGGTATCCCATTCTCCTATTGCATCAATCATCACACCAATACTCTCTCTATAGGGAGAGGTAAAATATGCTGCACTCGCGTGTGATAAATGATGAGATATGTAATGGTTGGGTTTAAGATTAAATTGTTTTAAATACTTACTTGGTAGGTTCTGAAGAGTAAAGGTATCTTGAGTTTGACCTGCCCATAGTTGTCGTGATTTCTTTAACCAAGGCTGTTCAAACCACACGACTGTATCCCAATCCCCATAACGGCGTAATTGAGATAGTAGTTGTGGATTTAATAACTCATCATTTTTTATTTCTGAGTTTCGTTCACTATGGCCTGCAAACCTTATATCGGTATCGTGTATAAGTGCAGCAGTAGCATCATGATTTAAACCAGTTAATCCAAGTATTCTTTTGTTTTGATTGGGTTTGGTTATGTAACATTTCATATTAATATATATTAAGTTACATGAGGAAAATGTAATATTTTTTTACCTCGAAAGCGAGGTAAAAATAAAAGTGTTAATACTATGTTTACCTCATAGGTAGGGGGTGATAATAACTCGCTTAGGTAAAAAAAGCCACGCCAATATAAGCACGAGTTTGGCATTCTGACATATTGTCATACATTCACCGATTCACGATTAATAGCCCGGCGTGGCCATGTTCGGGTGTTGGGGTCATACCTGAACTACCTGATTGACCTAATGTTACACTTTTATTTTTTACTAACCCGTATTTCGTCATAACTGACTTTTTGTCATGATTGGTATTTTATTTTTTGTAAGGGTGACGAACTCCAAATCTGGAGTCACTTAAAGTATTACTTGAAGCCCACAGTTAAAGTAGTACTTGAGGTCTGACAATGTGTCATTATATTTAATGTGGTTGGGTAAGTAATCCAAGTCAATTTCCCCAAAATGGACAAATAATAATAGACATAGCCACCTTAATTTACGAAAAAAATACTATACGAGTCAAGTGTTTTTTTTAATTATTCTAAAGTTTTTTGAAATTCTTCGAATGGTATATACTCGACTTCAAGTTCTTCTTTAACCTCTACTTCAAGTGGTACTTTAAGTGTTTCCTGAATATTGACATTCTCGTCATTCTTTATATGGATATCACGAGGTATGTGGTCATCAATCACACTCACTAATGGTACATCTCTGTGTCTATACCAACCTTTCATAGTGGTTTGTAGTTCATATACACAATTCAAACAAAGGACTCGTAGGTTCTCTAACTTGGTATTTAGGTGGTCTTTGTCTATAAAATCCAATAGTAAAGGGTAGGTATCATCAGTTATGTGTGTGAAATCACACGGACAATTACTACACTTTTGTTCTAAATAACCCTCTTTAAAACATTTTTTCAGTAACACGGTCTCCCTATAGGGTGAGGGATTTTCACCTTGTAATATTTTTTTTAGGTCATAAGGTGATATACGAGTACTATTCCGTTTCCTAATCCCCTTACTGGAGGGTAGTGGGTTCCATAACCCGTATTCCTTACAATATTTTTTAAAGGTAATATAACTCATATTTAGGTATTCACTGGCCATTCTCATAGATTGGGTGGACTCTATGGCCCACTTTATCTTGTTTTCGGTGGGTCTTTTACTCGGACGACCAACATTACTATTTTTTATACTAATACCCATGATAAAAATCCTTAAAATAATACTTGACTTTTAGATATAAATGGACAATATATTTTCATATTTATATCATCTTTATTATTATACCTATCTATGATAATAACTATCCCGATAGGGTAAAAAGTGGGTAGAAGTGGTTAATAATGTATAAGAAATTCGGTACACTACCATTTTCAGAATATTTCCACGAAGTGGTCCTTCAGGAAAAGTTCATGTATTATATTTATTTATAAGTGGAAACTTCTTCAGTATCGGAACCGTATAATCTATATATTCATAATCATTAAAGGAAAAAAATGGAAACAATTAAAGAATTTATAAACGAATACTCTTGGTTATTAGTGACAGGAGTAGGGTTATTATTGTTTCAAAACACCATAACTGAGATAGTTGAGGGAATTATGATATTCTTAGGTAATGATTATAATGAGGATGATGTTGTCGAAGTGGATGGTTCTCCTGGTCGTATAGTACGAGTGGGAATGTGGAAAACCGTATTCTTTATATATCATATCGTAGATGGTAAAGTAGTAGGTGGTAGTAAATTAGTTGTCGTGAATTCTAAACTAAAGGATTTAAAAATAGAGAAACCCCTACCCAACTTGGATTTATCTAAGTATCAAAAATGAGGTCTTTCCTATACAAGATATTGTTTTATGAGATTAACTTGTTTAAACATAAGAACAAAACCCTTGATTATTTAAACTCCAGAAAACCACTTCGTATTCGTATACAAGAATATAATCAACTCCATAATAAATAAAGATACCCCAATCCAATCAATATCAAAATCACCATTTTAAAATACTCATAATACTCGTCTTGTTTTGAAAATTGAACTGGTCGTTTCTTCTTCTCTACCTTATCCCAATCACCTAATCTACCCATAAAACCACCACATTGCAATTATCCAACCTAATGGTATACCTATTGAGATACCCATTAAAATATACTCTATTCCATTATCATTCATTTTCTTTTCACCTCTACATCCAACATTCGACATAAATCCATTGTGAGATTATTGTATTCGGGATATTTCACTAAGGTTTCTAACAACTTATCAACATACTCAATTGGGATTGTATCGAGTTCGGGATACTCTATCAACATCATACTCACTTGTAGAAATGTATGGATGGCCTCCTCTACCTCTTTTGGATGGCCTGGTTGAACTCCCTTTTTACCCGATTGATAATCCTTCATTAATCGTTCAAAATGTTCACGAAGTTCTTTTTCGTTGGGTTTATCGTTACTCAACTTCTTCCTTATCCGTTGAGGTATCGTGAGTATTCCAATGATATTCACTTTCATATTGAGGTGTTGAATTATATTCTTGTATTAATTGACCTCTCACTATACTTTCATCTTGTTCATTTAATTTAATATCTAAAAAATCCCAATCTATTGTGATATTATCTTTAAGGTAGTCACGAATCATTTCGTATTTTTCTTTTAACTCTTCACTCATTATCTTTCCTATAACTTGGATTAACTCTTTTATTGAAATCCAAAGTGTGTTTATATTACTCTCTCTCAAGGTACTCTCCTTTCACGATTGACGATATTGATTTGGGTTGGTTCGTTAGAACCAATCCCATTAACTTATCGAGTCGTAACTTTGTTGGGTGATTCCACCTCTTATATATACATATATTTGTTTTGAAAAAATAGTCGTTACTTTGTTGTCAAATCGAATACTTTCATATTTTTCCACCCATTTACTTTGGTGAGGTCTTTCTTATCAATAACCACTATTCTTTCCACACCTCTTACTTTGTAATGTGTATTACCATAATCTCTGATATTGGTTTTGAGTTTATTAAAATGGTTATCATTTTCTCCACCATGTACCCAAACCATAGTTCTGAAAGGTTTCATGTGGTCTGGAGTTTCCATCTGAATCCTGGCCAGAAATTCAGTATAGTGGTAATCATCCATTACATCTATCTGAAACTCTAACAAATCATATTTATCATTTTCATCCACTTGGTGAACCAAATCCAAATTATGTGGATACACTTTCTGTAAATCCTCTTTCCAACTACTATCTAATGTATCAACATTCCTGTCAAGTACTCTACCCATATTCAATAGTGTATTACTATGTAGTGGATGAGTATCATCTTGTAGAATTTTTACAATTTCGGATACCTCATTCTTCTCTTGTGATGAATGTACGGTTCCTTTAGTTTTATGTTCCCAACCCATATCCAATACGAGTTTTCTCAAAAATGTTTTAATTTTCTCTTGAAATTTGGTATCACTAATCTTGGTCTTATCACGACCAGAGGGATTATCTGGAGATGAGGGTAGTATTTGGATAACTAATTTACGATAGTTATATCTTGAATCCCATGTACGAGTATGTTCACTATATAACCCAATTTCAAATAATCTAACCCTATTCGGTCCAAGTACATCAATGGTTGGGAAAGACCTATCTCCACCTTTGGAATCCCATAGAAATACATTATCCTCACCAACCCTATTCTTAAAATCCTCGAACTCGGCCGAGTTTTCAGGTGGTATCACATCCGTGTAATAAACTGATATATGATACTCCTTATCACCATCTTTAATTTTATGGAAATTACCTAAAACATCGTCCTCTTGGTTTACTGAGGGTATCATATCCTCAATAGTGGTAACAAGATTATCACCAAATACTGGTAAGTATAGTTTATTATTAGAACCAGTATTATCACCAATTTTGAAGTTTATACTAACATCAGTATTGTTGAATCTTCTACGAGTAAATTTTCTAATCTTGTAAAAATCAAAATTAAGACCTAAATCACTATATAGATTTATCTTATCGAAGAAACCAGTATATTCTCCACCTTGACCATGTAGTTTAAGAAAATCAACAAGACCAACAGAATAGAAATCTACTGAGATTCCTACACAATGATTCATAAATTGTCTTTTAGAAATATTATGAATATCATCCTCTAAAAAATTCTGATTATCGAATTCATAATTAAATTTACCAATGATATAAGTATCACCAGAAATTTTGAAACCAACATAATCTCTAATCCCAATTTGATACATCCCTAATGAACCACCAATTCCGGCCAGGTCAATAGAGTAATCACTTGGTTTTTTCTTTTTACCAGTTTTTCTTCTGATAAAGTTACTTATCACAAAATTCATTCCAGAGTTTTCATCAACCACCTCTGGTCGTTTTGTTAATCCAACACCATTATCCGAATGGATAAATATATTATTATCAATATGGTTAAGAATCTTTCTTGATTCATAATCAAATGAGTTATCGTCTTGTTCGGCCGAGATATTCTCATCGGTGAAATCGTTCTCCAATGGTTGGACAGTAATCCAACTATGTAAATCTTCACCAATATCATAACTACCGATTTTGTTTAATTTTGAAAAATCCATTTCTTAATTCCTTGTATTTTCTTTATTTATTATACCTAAATATACGAACAAAAACATATATGTGTCAAGAGTTTTTTTCATAAATTTTTATTTTATGGTACATTTTATTTAAGGCCTCTTTTTGTTTCGGTGTAACCCGACCATATCGTTTTACCCCTTTTAGAACACTAGTCAAAAAGGATAAACTACTATCTTTCCATTTATCAGTACCATCGGCCTCTTTTACTAAAAACATCAACTTAGTTATTTTTTCTTCTATACTCTGTATCTTCTCAACTCGTTTTGGGTCGTCATTTTCTTTTCTCCATTTCACATAACCATCTATAATTTTTTGGATTGCCGATTCCATCTTAGGTGTTATAGTTCTACCACCACTAATTGCATTAGTCATACTATGGACAAATTCCTTGTAACCGTCATTCATATAGTAATCACCGTCTGAGATGATGTAACTCAGTTGTTGGTGTTGTTTTTTGAATTTGTCCATATTATCGACAATCCTATGAGGGACTTTACTCACTTACTTAGAAATCCTCCAGGAGTTCATCAAGTTCACTATCCATTCCATCAAAATCATTGATGAATCCATCATTCAATGTATCGAACATCACATTATCCATCTTCATATCGTCAAGTGACATTTTTTTGGTTCCATATCCAACATCTTTAGTAGATGTATGTTTTTTGAGTTTTTTTGGTTTATTGACCATTTTGTTTTTCTTCATTGTTTTTCCTTTATTTATCATGGTTAAATATACAAAACTTTTACTATATGTGTCAAGTGTTTTTTTCACTTTTTTAATTTTTTTTTTCGTAAGGAGTTGGTGGGAAGTACTCCGCCCTCCCACCATATGAGAATCAGAACTAACTACCGATATTAATTTCGCCACCTCGGTAGAGGGTGACCTTAAATCTTTCGATTGATGTCCGATGTGCTCTTCCGTTCCACCTCGGTAAAACATTTTCTACAAAGGGTCTGTGTTCCCTATAGAAGTAATCAAACCATGTACCATCAATCTAAATCTTAGTGTTGGACTGGTTCTCCTCTTTATTCGCGAGTTCAAGGATATTCCGAGTTGTCCGTAGACTTTCATTTTAAGGTTCTCACACCACTCAATCCCTACTCCTCTTTCGTGAACTGAGCCAACAAAATCTTTGGTGGTCTTTGTCTATGAGTTCCACCTTCTCTCATCTGCCTCATTATTCTTGATTCTACCGAGGACTTTAGTAGAACCCCACATTCTTCTTACCCTATCCCGTCTTTACCCAATGTGGTAGGTGGGATTCAACAGGTTTTCATTAGTTCATCGGTTTATTTTCTCCTCATTTATCATACCTAAATATACGGCTTTTTTACTATATAAGTCAAGTACTTTTTTCATTTTTTTTCAATTTTTTTTTATCATTAATATCTAAATCTATTACACACCCTAAACAAATTTCTGGATAAAAAATCATTTTACCATCTAATGGACCAGAACAAACCTTACAAGTAATTTCTTCCAGTCCGATAGTCATTAATGGTTTTTTCATTTTTAAAACAATTCTCCATTTACTTGGATTAAATCTTGTGTTAATGTACTTGGTTCATCAAAAGATGAAGTGATAAATGGACCATCTTCATCTACATCTACATCCCATCCACACCCAACTCTGGCCATTACTTCGTCTACGATTTTATCCTCACCAAATGCAAGTTTATCAAACCAGTCGTACTTCATATCTAATACTGAAGTAGGATTACTGAAATCAATATCACCATTTTCTAAAATTTTAAAGACATTACCATTAATGGTATCAATTACAGAATGGACTTGAAATAAAACTTTTATTTCACTTGTGTCACGATTGTTGTTTTCTAAATATGTTTCTAAGTTCATTATTTTTCCTTTATTTTTCATACCTTAATATACAAAAGAAATACTATATAAGTCAAGTACTTTTTTTAATTTTTTTCAGAAAGTTTTGAAAAATATTCATCCTTACTGATACCCAGTCTACCATTAGTTTTTCTACCCCAAGTAAACTCACTCTTTAGTTTTTTGTTAGACAATACATTAACAAAAAACTCATTAGTTGGATTCTCACAAACAAACTCATAGTTTTTTAAGAATCTATCCACACCATTCATATCACTACTTTTTGTGAAATACATTCTTTCATATGGTAAATTTACAGTACTCATAGACAATTTGAAATTCTTGAAATACTTATTGTACTCAACTCCGACATGTTGGATAGTACCACTTCTTTTATTTACCCAATAAGTGTAAGTACCTTCTTTTAGATGTTTTCTTGTATTCATTATTTTTTCCTTATTTTTCATACCTTAATATACTAAAGAAATAGTATATGTGTCAAGTGTTTTTTTCATTTTTTTATAAATAATTTGGACCCGTCCAACTATAATAATCTTGGTTCTTATCAAAGATATTACCACGAGTATGTTTTGCTGCTGCATTATATCCTGCGGCCTTGAATACATCACCACACTTCATAGGTAGACCTTTATGTTGTCCATCTACTTTTGCAACAAATCCCCAAACACGATTCCTCTCTACAATCTTGTCGAACTTACGACCTGGTTTTATGTCTAATTCTAAATCTCTGGCATGAGTATGTTTAGACCAGTTGTGATAACTCGTTTGAATACCTTTCAATAGGTTTTCAACACCTGTTTTGTAATCGTTTTTTGGTGGTAATGGTTTAATTCCGTTAATCATTATTTTCTCCTTATTTTTGATACCTTAATATACGAAGAAAATATAATACGAGTCAAGTACTTTTTTTATATTTTTTGAAGTTTTTTAATGAATGGAATAAAACTTTATTTGTATAACATTTCCCATAGGTTTTTCAGAAAAAGTGATAGAAAACCAACTCCGATGACACCTCTCCATTTTGTCGTATTTTCTCTGAATTGAGTATTCTGTTTTGTCTCTGCCCATAATCCCTCGTGTGGATTAAATAGATTCTCCTTCAAAAACCTTAATGATTCATCTGTCCTACCATGTGCCATGGACATTTCGTGTTTCAACTCATCAAGTTTTTTTTCAATTGAATCAATCTTATTATGGACTAAATCAAATTCTTTTCTATCGGCTTGGTTCACCTTAACATACCCCTATGTTTAGTTGATAATAAATACTGTATATATTAATTTCTGTACTTTCTTGGAGTTGGTTTTTTTGGTTTATATCCACTTTCTAAAACTTTTTTATCTTCAATCAAGTTATCAATCAATCTGTTCTTTCTTTCCATAGATTTTATAGTGAATAAACCCATTGACAAACCACCCATTATTACTCCAATAATAATACCACAAAAAAATGCCAACCAAATAGGATTAATCATTTTGTCTTTGATGTTCGTATAACACTAATACATACATTAAAACACATCCCATTGCGATTAGTCCTACTGGAACCACATTAAGATATATTATTAAAATTGCCTCACTAATCGTCATCTGTTTCCTCGTTGGTTAAATACTCAGAATCTTGATGTACCACAATGACACTTCCACTTTCTTCACTTGGATTATCTTCATAATCTTTACGAAGTTCTATGGCCTCTTTTTCAATCTCTATCGAAAGGTTTTCAAGTTCTTTTAATTGTTCTTGTGTTAAAATTGGTTCTTTACTCATCCTAATAACCTATCTTCATCATCAACTATATCTTTATCTTCTTTCCACCATTCTACCTGTCTATTCTGTAATGATGACCTCAATCCTAAATCAAAATCATTTTCAGTCTGTACTTTCCATAATTTATCAAATTCACTTTCATCTATCTGTTTTCGTTTAACAAAATAGGTTTTTGCACCCGATATACCAACATCATCCGATAAATCAACTTTATCAATTATCTCATCAAATTTATTAACTAATAAATACTTCAACTCAAACTCCTTTTATTCAAGGACGATACCAATCATATCCCAACTCTCTCTATTGTATTGTGCACCGACCCATAGTGTATCACCAATCATATTTTGGACTGGTGCAATCATATTTACAACCTCACCATCATCACTATAACTGGCATAATTACTCGTTCTAACTTCATGACCAACAAAATGTGTTATATAAGTGGTATCATAACCGACCCATTGTACTTCATCACTTAACCCACCATGAACATAATAACCCATAGTATCACCAACATGCCAATATAGATTACTTTCGAAATACACTTTCCATCTATCAACTGCCCCATCTTGGTCTGTTAAGAACCCCTCTAACCTATGTAATGTTTGCCATTTAAATCTATTGATTGTAAGATGATATAATCCGTTATCATCTTGTGGTAAACCCACTGTCCAAACAAATTCAAATTCTCGTTCCTCCTCATAGTGTTTATCTTCACACCCTATGAATATGAATAGACTAACGAGAACTATTCTTTTTATTAATCTTGAATGTCTTTGAATCTTTTTTACTAAATTCATTGTAACTCTTCCTTTTCTTTTTTGGTTTTTTCTTTGTTTGGATTGTTTCTCTGAAGGCCTCTTCTTCGAGTTCTTCCCAATCCAAATTGTTATGAAATTTACTCATTTACAACTCCTTAATATAACACCAAAAATACATACGAGTCAACGCTTTTTTACTCTTAATTTCTCTATGAAACTTAAAAACTCTTCTATACTATAAGTAGTACCCTGGTCATCGAAAATACTAAAATTTTCTAATGATTCTGGTTGGTTGTGAATCAGATTGTGTAGTGCAAGCATACCATCTCCTGCATACCAAGTTCCTAAACTCTCTTCACCTAAAATATTAGAATCAAACATTAAATTTTCTTTAGATTCATTTTTCCCTAATATGAAAAACGTCATTTACCATCCCCTCTTCAAGTGGTTTCACTCTTCTAATTTCAACATCAAATATATCTATCTCAAATCTTCCTTCTTCACCCGAATCAGAGAGTATATTTGATAAATTTTCAATAATATCTCTACTATAGTTCGTTATTCTATCACAATCAAATCTTAAAATAATATCATTATCTACTTCCGAATGATGTGTCTTGATTTTTTTTGATAAATCGTACAATGTATTCTGTTGTTCTGAACTTATGTATTTATTTACACCATAACCTTTATGTCCAACCCAATCTCCATAAATTGTGGTACACCACGGTTCTAAATATTCTAAATTCTGTAAATTACAATTCTCTACCACAAAACCTATATCATATACTTTAGGTATGACTGGATGTAACCATTCATCATGAGTTATTATTGCACCCCATTTTCTAATAAAGTTTCGTGTACTCCGTTGGTTCTGAGCCAACCACTCCGATGATTCTCTACCCTTCATAAAAACTTGACCTGCAGGATTTCTAATTGCACCATCTTTGAATCTACTACCTCTACAAGTCATATGATACACAAACCCTTTCCAAGTCTGTATCAACTCGTATCCTGCCAAAAGAAATCTGTTGAATATATCAGAGTCCTCTTTGGATTGTGGTGCAAATAGTGGGTCATGTCCACCAACAAAATCCCAATCCTTTTTCATTATGGCCCATGGTGCAAATATTCCTTTTGAAATCTCTTGATTGAGAGATAATGGCCCGTATAACAAACCATCCTTACCAGTTTGGATATCATCAACAAACTTTAATAATTCAGTTTCTTTAAACTCCTCTGGTTCTATTCCGAAATCTTCTAATATTTTTTCTTTACCATCTGGATGTAATGGTGGTTCTATTCTTGTTAGTGATACGACAGTTCCATCTTTAATAAGTTTATCTATCTGTACATCTGAATTAGGACAGAGATACATATCTGCATGAAATATCATAACTATATCATTACTTGAATACTCATTTATTAATGTATCATATAGAATAGTATGTCCTAATCTTTCTGGACCTGGATTGACATGTAATCTAACCTTTTTATCAGTTTTCATAATTTCCTCAACCCACTCAACTGTCCCATCTGTACTTGCATCACTTGCAATACAAATCTCGTGTTCTATAGATTGGTTCCTACGAATACTATTATATGCCTGTTTTAAATATTTTAAGTTATTCCTACTTGGTAATATAAAACTTATAGGTCTCATTTATTTGTCAACTCCCAATGTTCTTTCCATTTTTCTTCTGTATAGTTTTGTTCAAATCTCTTAAGTGTCGTATCACTACACAAATCCCAAAATTTTTGTGACCTTAGTTTTCTTGCAACTTCTTTGGCCCCTTCTAAATCACCAACCTCGACTGTAGTTAGTGGATGTAATATTTCTTGTGTATCCAATCCTTTGTATCCAATACAAGGTGTTCCATGAAACCCACAGTTCATGGCAAATGTACCAGCAGCATGTGTCCTCATCAGATGAACACCTATACTAAAACCACCTAATGTATCTAACCAATCTCTCCAATTCATATAAGGTAGGTAATCTATATCCTCAATGGCATCTTCTTGGTCTTGTTTTCTACCCATCGAGGGTGCCGACATAGGATATCCTATCTCTCTTGCCACTATGTAAGAATCAAAACCACCATACCAACTAACAAAGTTACCACCAATCATTATACTGTTACTCCATCCAAACTCTCTTCTATTAAATCCATCAGTAATCATCAAACTTCTCATCACTCTTACATCCTTACAACCTAAACCAAGATAGTAATTCACATCACTTTCATTGTGACAATATACCCAATCTGCATCTGTTATCGTATTATAGTATTTGAATTGATTTTCAATGGTGTAATCTTGAAAATACCAATGTGGTCCTTCCTGCATTACTGCAACTTTATCACAACATTCTCTGTATGTATTTAAATCTACATTAGGATTTGTTTTTGGTATTATAACAATACCCAAATCAAACTTTTCACTCGGTATGTTGTTTATATTATAATGTGGTGCATCTAATGCCATCATCCAACCATATTCAGTTCTGGCATTGGGAAAATCTCTTGGTATTTTACCTTCTATTTGACTTTCTGAAAAAAATACAACCTTCATTTTATCTCTGATATTGTAACAAAATTTAATTTATATTGTGATAATAAATATTCTAAAACCTGTTCAAAATGTAGAAAATTTTCTTCATTCCACACATTTTGATTGTGTGTTCCATTGATATGTGATTGAAACATAAATGTATTTCCATATAAACTTAATGAATCTGGTTCATTAATACCATCACACCCCTCAAAAAAATTACATCCCCATTTTATTCCTTGATTTATTTCACTATGTCCTGCAACCCACTCAAAATTACCACTAATTGCATCTGCACTTTGTTGGTTCACTCCCCAACCTGGTGCCCTAAATCCATTTGGTTTGTAACCACACTTCTCCCACAAGTTTAAACTTTCTTGAACCCGTTCCATTGCAAGACCATAACTTAATTCGTAAAACTCCATCTCACCCAAGTTTTCGGTTTTACATGCATGATAATGACCATGATTACTCATTTCAATCCAATCATATTGTTTCCAAAAATCCACAAACTCTTTTGTGATTGGATACTTACCATGATAATTACTCGGAATAAATAAATTAAATTTTACTCCATAATTGTGGTGTAGATTTTCAAGATATTGTATTTGGACATCACCCTCAACACCCCACTCTTTTTCTGGATGTACATCATCAATTGCCACAACTACATTTGTTTCCATTACCAACTCACTTCCCAGTCCTCAAATTCAGCAGCAATACAATCTATCTTGTAGTCCTTACGTCCTTCTCCAACCTGGTCTTGTATCACATTCTTTGCAGTATTTCTAATACCATTTAATCCGTGAGTTAAACCAAGATTACCATCACCTTCCCCTGCTCGATATGAAGACTCATTATACCATATATGTGTATTCATCTGTGCCAATACTATAATTGCCCTAATCATCTCACCTGTAGGTTTTTCCCAATTCAGTAACATATCTAAATCATGAACTATATCCTTGATTTCTTTTGCATACTCTTCTTTATGTTCTGGTATCTTTACCTCTTTTAATTGTATTATTGATAACCTGTCAATTAACTCTGAAATCGTTGGTAAATATTTTCTATCTGCCATCTAATTGTTCCTTATATTTTTTAATACCTATTAATGGGTCTGTTGGTGTCCAATTAGGTAAAAAAGTATGTGTTGCAGCACAAGTATAATCTTGATACCCAATTGGTTTTTGATTCACATTTGTAAAATGATATGGTACATCTAACACATCACATATATCATTATATGATGTTGGTTTACCAGTACCTACATCGTAAATACCACTTATATTACCATTAATTGTTGTATATTCTTTCATTGCAAGTATACATGCATCAACTACATCCTCAACCCAAATAAAATCTCTTTGTGGTGATTTATGTTCATTACCATCTTGTGGAAATATTCCAAAATTATCTGATTTATATATTTGATATGGTATTGATGACATTAAACCTTTATGTTCCTCTCCGATTCCATATGTATTGAAAAATCTCAATGATATAAATTTATCACCTAATAATGACATACCAAGTTTTTCTGCACAATATTTTGACCAAGAATATGAATTAGTAGGACCAGAACTCCTTACAAGAGAACCACCATATCCATAAATTGCAGAACTACTTGCAAACACCACCCTCTTATCGTATTTTTTTGCAAATTCAAACACCACTCTACTACGAACAAAATTATGATAAAACATATTATTAATATCGGGTTCTCTTAAATCTGCACAGGCACCTATATGAAAAATACCATCACACTCCTTGAAGGCATTTTCATCATAATTATCATCAATACCAAACCCAATATATTCATCGAACCTATTTGCAAGATTTTTTCCTATGAACCCTTTGTGACCAGTAATTATGTAACTCATTTTTTTGCCTCTTTTAGAAAATCTTCATAAGTAAAAAATTTAGATTGATTGTTGAGTAACTTTGCCTCATTGTGTTTAGACATCTGAGATATAATATCCCACCAATTTCCCTTTTTATCAACATAACCTCGTTGATTAGTTTCATCCTTAATATATAATCGTTTTCTTGGGTGTCGTCTGTTGTGTACTCTCAAAATATTTTTAACAACAAATTGTACATAAGAATCACCAAGAACTAATTTTGCCATTCTACCAAAACTTGTATCCTCTGCACACATCAATAACGAATGTGGTATATTAACACCAGATTTTATAACATCCGATTTAATTACAAGACAACTACCATCAAACTTTGGGTAATCTATAATTTTAATATCTAACTCATCACCCATCTCATTAATTTCGTTCATCCTATCAATAGTCATATAGGCTTTTTCTGATGCCTCATGGTTATCTGTCCACTCTTGTTTATCCACATACTCAACATCTTCAAAATATGGATGTTCTAAAACTTTCCAAGAATCATCCCAATTTTTTCTGTATCCGAATGTAAGTACATATCTGTTGATATTGTTTTGTTTAGCATACTCATCAACACTTTCTATGGTCGTTAGTGTTTCTTTTGGGAATAGACTATCTGTCTCACCCCATAAAACAAAATCAACATCCTCACAATAATTGTGATTCAAATCTCTTCTGTAACCTGGTATGTTATAGATTGGGTCATCGTTGGTTTTTGTAGTTACATTTACTTTATATCCTGCACTTTCCAACCGTCTTGTCTTGTTAAAAAAACTTACAAATATTTTCTTTTCATCACCATCTATTCTTTCTAAATATTCAGAGATATTCCAAGTGAAATCAAATATAATGTTTTCCTTATTTTCTACTCCATCACAAAAATTTAAACATGATTGAATATATTCATCAACCATTTCTATTTCGTAAAACATTACATGACAACCAACCACATATTTATTTTTCAATAACATAATTATCCTTTATTGTATTCCACACATTTTTCATCAAATCATTTCTTTGTGTTTTATCAAACCCATTAAAATGCCAAACCCAACCTGTCTCAAAAAGTAGGTTTCCTTGTAGTACACCTCTCATATGTAGTTGTGAGAGATTGAACTTATCACTTAAAAATTTCAATTCATAATCACTTGCACGAATCATATAATTTATAGGAGTTTGGTCTGAACCCTTTTTCAATGTATTATGTTGTCGGTTTCTGAGTTCATCTTCATTCTCGTAATAGAAATCAGTAACAGTTTTACAAAACTCCTTATGTTTTTTATTCATAACAATGAACCCACAATTAAAATATGTAGTCCAATCAAATTTTACATCGGGCCAGAAATCTTGATAACCTTTTATACTATTATGACTCCATTCTATGAAAAATTTATCTTGAACTGCACCAAACTCACCACCTGCCTCATCAAAGAAATTAGGACAATCCCAATGAACCATAGTATCTATATCAACCAATGCAACATTTTCATAATCAACATCATTTGCATCTAATACATCAAATACATGCCACCTTTGCCAAGTTGGTTTCATACCTTCACCATCACCATATACACCACCACCCGAAGGTCTTAGTTCATCTTGAAGTATAATTAATTCAACATCATTTTTCTTACACCAATACTCCCAAGTTTTAAAACACCATTCTTTATAATCAAGAAAATCTGGTGCATTTTCAAAACATGTCATAAAAACTACATTCTTACCCATCATACCACTCATTATTATATTTTGCAATTATTCCTTCAACATCTGTTAAAGGACCTCCACTACCTCGGATTTCACCTGCAGGTAATCCTATTTCTTTTATCACATTAAACCCATCTATTTCAGATTCAAATCGTTTTACTGCACCTTTTACTCCATCATCGTAATACATATGTCCCTTTCCATAATCATCAAAGATAAAATATGATGTCTCATTGGATAGGTTTGCACAATTAATGATATCACTATATACATTAATATTATCATGAACACAATCGATAAAAAATACATCAAATTTATCTTCTAAATTCCATTCACCATCATATAAATCTTTTTGTATGTAGGTTATATTATCTCTGTCTGAATTTAATTCACGAGCCATTCTTAGATTCGGTTCTTCTCTCCAATCCATAGTTACAACCTCTTTGAATAAAAAAGATAACACTCTCGTAGTATGACCGTGATTAGTACCACACTCTAAAACTTTTAGTTCACTTGGGTTCTTATCTTTAAAAAAAGATAAAACATCATTCTTAAAAGTTATACTGGTCGTTTCTTTATAATCTCTCTTTCGTGGTATATCCTTAAAAACACTATCTTTGTTCATCTACAACTCCCAAAAATCTATGAAAAACACCCTTGTTAAAATTTTCTAAAACACCCTGTCTAAAACTACTTGATGATACATACTCTGAGTTCATTCTCCCTCGTTCACCCTCAATACAAAATTCACTTACTCTGTAATAAGGTGATAGAAATCTAAGTTTTGGGTATAAGTTATTGCCCTCTATATATTTCATAAACTTAACACATTGCATATTCCAATTCTGCATTAGGGAATCACTATATTGTTTGGCATCAGTTTTACCTAAACGAGATTCCATATCACAACCAGTAAAATCAAATACCCCACCTAAATCATCCATAACCTTTCGTTTTATAAAATCAAAAGAACCTCTTATCATACCCCTATCTTGAGGACAGTTATTTGATAATACTATCCATTCATCATCATATGGCATTTCATTTCTAACATAATTACCGACATCACCATTATTATAAAACTTTGTTAATTTATTTCCCAACACTAAATTTAGTAAATCATCACGAAGTATAAAGTTATCATCACCAGATAATAAAAACATATCATAATCTTTGTAATCATAATCTTCTGCCCATTGATTATAAACTCCCCAATCACCTAATGTGTTTGGTTTTTTAATGTAATTCCAACCAAAACTTTCTATGGTTTCTATTGTGGCAATATCTTTGTAGTAGAAATTATCAAGTGATACGAGTATTTCATCACTACCTGGATGTATAGTTTTTTCTCCTACTGCATGTTTTGGGTCTCTATGTGATACACAAAAATAATCCACTTCCCAATCATTTGGAAATGGTTGTCTTGGTAATTGTTTATAGAAATATTCTGGATAATGCCACCCACAAACTATAACCGCTAATTTTTTCATTTAATATCCCACAATTTTAGAAATACAACTTTTTTCTGTATGACCATAAACACATTCTATCTTACAATCAACTTCAGTTATTGGTTTTTCATTTCTTTTTAAATTTATCTCATCCCTAAGTTTAGAACCACCACAAAAATATATATTTACACCTCGTTCAACCGCCTCTTTTATTACTGGTTGATTGAAAACATTATTTAATTTATCACCATCATTATCAATATCAACAAAACACATATCAAAATCATGTGGTGCATTAAACCAATCAAATATATCATCAACTTGATAAAATTTAACAAATGGAATAAGGTCATATTTATGTAAATGTCCACCAACTCTGTCCACATTATTATCGGATACTTGCCAGATATTATTTGGTTTATATGAATCATATGTGTTTACAACTCCATTTTCAGATACATCTCTTACTCCCATTGCAAGTGCACTTGTAACATATCCAAAACCAGTACCAAACTCTAAAATATTTTTTGCATTATTTGTAACCACTTCATCGTAAATAAATTGTAAAAACCCTTGTGGATATCCTGTCCATTGATGTTTAGTGTTGTTATCACTAATTTGTTGAAACGACATTATAAAAAACTCTTTACTTTATCAATAACATATTCCAAATCAACCATAGACATTGTTTCATTCATTGGTAAACTTACTGTTCTATCCTTAATTCGTTCAGATTCTTTATATGTACGATATCTTTTTGCCAAATTTAATTTACTATATACAGAATTTAAATGTAAAGCATCATAATGAATTCCACAAGTTATTCCAACATCTTTCATCTTTTTAATAAATGATACATTGTCCGTAGTTTCTATTCTATATAAATGTTTACTTGAATTACTATAACCAAGTTCTTTATTATAAGTATCAACAATATAATCCAAATACGACATTTTTTCTTCGAAGTTTTTAAAATTATTTTGTATTATTTTTGCCTGTATTGAACTCATATACATTTTATAACCAGGAAAAGATATACCCCTTTCCCAATTGTTATCGGCATAGGTCATTCCATTCAATACTGCTTCCTTAAACCATTTATATTTGTTATAATCATCAGTTACAATCATACCACCATCTGCACCACCAAGTGGTTTAGTTGGATAGTGACTGAATATCATTAAATCATTTGGTTCACATTCTTTTTTGAATTGATTTGGTTCTAACTTTTGTGCAGAATCAACAATCTTATAATCTTTAAATTGATGTAATACATATGAATCTCCAACCCATTCAGTATCGTCTATGAATTTAAATTCATTACCACTCGTGATTATTGCATTAACCACAACTGGTGGTAAAACACTTGGTAGATTTGGAACTACATTTTTATTAACAAACGATAAGAAGATGGCACTTGTAGCACTATTAACTGAACAGGCATACTTTGCACCAACATATTCTGCAATTTGTTTTTCTAAATCTGATACTACATCTGCATGTAGATAATGATTAAACTCTGAAGTATCTATAATGTGGTGGTCTAAATTAAATAACTGAATCATTTAATACCTTTCGTATATTATCACATATAAATTTCATATCATAATCATCTAACCTGGCAGAACCTGGAAGATTTACACCCCTATTAGAAATATCGTAACTAACTTTATTTTCAGAATAAACTTCACCATCTGATGTATGAATTGCAAATGGTGGTAACATAGATAATGGATAAAAGAATGGTCGAATAGGAACATCAAGTTCTGCCATCTTTTGAATAAAAGTTTCTTTATCTATATTATAAGATTTACCGATTACCATTGTCGTAATCCATGCACCATTCTCTACAACCTCTGATGATTCATTGAAATATAAATCATCCAAATCTGATAATGCTTCTCTATAAAATTGTAACTGATATTGTTTCTTCAAAACTATCTCATCTAATCTTTGAAATTGTGCATAACCTAATGCAGCTTGTAAATTGAATGGCATGTATTTATATGTTACAAATTCATTGAAATACATTTTTTGGTTTGGGTCTCTCATATGTGGTGGTAATGCACCATCTCTACCATGGTCTCTCCAAATCATACACTTTTTATACAACTCTTCATCATCCAACAATAACATTCCACCTTCACCCGTTGTTAAGGTTTTAGTTCTATGAAAACTAAATACTGAACCAATACCGAACTTACCTGCAGGTATATCTTTATACTTAGAACCCAATGCTTCTGCTGCATCTTCAATCAAGGGTATATCGTATTTTTTAGATATTTCTGTTATCTCATCCATATGTGGCATGTTACCAAAAATATCAACAACTATTATTGCTTTAGTTTTTTCTGTTATACATTTCTCAATTGATTGTGGTGATGAACACCAATTATGTTCATCAATATCACAGAACACGGGTTTTGCATTTAAATATGTTACTGGTGCTGCAGTTGCAATCCAAGTTATATCTGGTACTATTACTTCATCACCTTCACCAACTCCTAAACATTTTAATAACAGATGAATCGCAGTAGTACAATTTGGAGTCATTATTCCAAATTTTCTATCATGATATTCTGCAAACTCATTTTGAAACTTTTCTACATAGTAATATGGTTTTTCATACCAACCAGTTTTCATTGCATCTACCACGATATCTATTTCGTGTTGTGTGATATCTGGTCCAGCCATATCTATATTTCTACCACTCATTTTCTGCCTCTATTTTTATTGATACAAAATATTTTTTTCCTTTATCATAAAAAAAGGTTCCACCCTTATTACCAAAGGTTCTACCTCTAATTCTATTTAATAAATCTCTTGCAGTATACTTTTCATCCAATTCTAAACAAGAATGTTTATCCAATTCTTTTTTCAAATGAAAATTACCTTTACTATTATCAACAACTTTGGTTGTATAATCAGATGTGATTATCCTTTCAAAATTTGATTTAAATAAATTTATAGTGTTTATTAAGTTTGCTTGGTAAACACTACCACCTGTATCTGTCCAATTATACCTTATTTCATTTTGAAATAAAATCTCACCCTCATCAATATTTTCATTAATAAAATGTATTGTAGTTCCCGCAGCAGTTCCATCCACAAGTGACCAGTAGTAAGGATGCATTCCACGATTCCACGGTATCATACTTGGGTGTAAATTAATAAAACCAATTTTTACAGATTTAATACTTTCTTTTTTAACAATGGTAGGAAACCATAATAGTAATACTAAATCAACATTATTATCTTTATTTAATTGTCTGAATTCGTCTGAATTTACACTTAATGTACCTTTAAAATTTACACCCCTGTCAATAGAAAGTGCTTTTATATCTTCCTCATAAGGTAACTCTGCAGTTACAACATATGATATATTAAAATCAAGCCAATCTTGGGCATCAATAACAAAATCTAATAATTCGTATCCAACTTCATTTGCTGCACAAATTCCGATGTTCATTTTGAATCGTGCTCACTATCACGGCCGTCGAACTGCAGGTCATTATTGAACTCTGCCTTCACTGCAGTTTGTTTATCTTCTTCACTAGCGATTGACCAGTACATTACACCTAAAGTCTTTCTATCCATACCCTCTGTTATGGTAGGGAATCCGTGCCAGGATGTATCAGAACACTTAAACACATTTAAACAATTAAATTTATATGGTAGTGTGGTGTGTTCTTTACCATTATGTAACCTCAAATCAAATGATGAATCGTATTCTTCTGATACACATAATATTGCAGAGTATTCTCGTTTCCAATCAGTATTTTTTCCATGAATGGTGGCATCTCTATGCATTCCAAGATACCCACCCTCACCATATCTATTTGGTGTAATCATCATACCACCACCATAATGTGAAGTATCAGGAAAAGCATTCTCAGTTAAACCAAATACCTCGTTAGGGTCAAAGTGTGTTGCGATATAATCTAACACTAATAGTGCAGGTGGTGGTACATTTTCTCTACCTAACTTTGAACAATATTGTACCTGTCCATCACCTTCACCATAACGAACCCAATCATCTACTTGATTAAAACTTTCTGCTGCTGCTAAAACTAAACTACGAGATGGAATAAAATCCTCAATCGATACTGCAGGATATGGTGTATCAATTCGTTTTAAGTTTTTTGAATTCATCATAATCATTTATATAATCTGTTATATCATACTTGGTATTTGCAAATACCAATAATACTGAATCTTCTGTTAAATATTTTTGTTCATCCCATATCATTTCTGGTATCAATAACCCTTGTTGTGGGGATTCTAATAAAAATTTCTTTCTATTTGTACCATCATCACAAGTAACTTCAATTTTACCATGAACACATATTAATAATTGCTTTGTTTTAAAATGTGAATGTTCACCCCTTACATCAGAATCTCTAACTCCATATACATAGAATACCCTACGAATAGGAAATGGCACATCTCCATTTGATTCAATCGGAACTAAATTACCATCTTGTTCTATAATAGTTCTCATATTATAGAATAACACATCGTCTATATTTGTTTTTTTTCTCATTTATTTTCTGTCACCCATTCCTCTTTAAAAAATCCAACTGGTTTTCTGAACTCATCTTTTGGATTATATTTTTCTGTAAGGTAGTACATCAAAATAGAACCAGGTTCTAATGCTTTATACCCATGATAAATTCCTGGTTTCATTTCAATCACTCTTGGATTTTTATCTGATAAGTAAACAAACTCACACCCATCTTCTTCTGTTGCCATTCCTACTTTGAAAGAACCCTTCAAACAAGTCCAATAATCGGATTGTATATCATGTTTATGCCAGGCAACAATATGTTCTGTACTATTAACATATGAAACATTTATTTGTCCGTCTATAACTTCGAATACATCTAATAATCTTTGTGCTCTATCATCTTCATTATAGTACATTTATTTACCCCCTACAAAAAATAACAACATTGAATTTTTTTCAGACCTTGGGTGTATATTACCATTAAGACCTATTGATAATTCTTTTCTATGTTCATTCAGTTCGTTGAATTGAGTTTCAAATGCACTTGATGGTGTAAAGTATTCTATTTCATTATCCTCTAACCAATTTAAAATTACTTGTGAATCACCTGTCCCTATAGTGGTGTTCACAAATACATCGTGAAAAATTACTGGTATTTGTTTATTAGATGTAAGTAAAGGTTCTACCAACCAATCTATTGCCCATTGGTGAAATTCAGTACTATGTATTGCATCCACAAATAATAAATCAACTTGTTTATTATTGAACAAATCATAATTTACAGTCTGTTGGGAATCTCCTATTGTTAGTGTTCTAATTGGTGGATTATCATGTGCAAAATCATCAACTCCAGCCAATTCTCTTAAATACCTACCTGATGCCCAATTGACTGTTGAATCTTTTATATCATAAGAATATATGTGACCAAATGGTTGACCATTCTCTCTTAATGCATTTAACAACCAACTTGTTGACCAACATGAAAGTGAACCTATCTCAACACTAATTTGTGGTTTAATATCCTTACCCAACAAGTATAATATTTCTGATTCTAAATCATCGAATTGGTGTTCACCTACAAATTTTATAAACTCTCTTTGTTTACTTCTTACTTGTTTTAAATCTGAACTATGTATCTTATACAAATCCAATATGTATTGCTTAATATTAATCATGAAAACACCATCACTTTCGGAACATGCGTTATAAACTTACCACCATTTTCTACAAACTCCCTTTCCTTATCTGCAATTAATTCCTTGAAATTCCATGCACCTAAAAACGCGTGAGTATAATCATTTAAATTTATACTATCCCTATCAACAACTGGTATATGACTGCCAGGTGCTATCGTGTTTTGTTTTTCTGGAGTTGTATCTGTTATACATTCTATACTTGCTTCGTTGATGCCACAATAATTAAATACTGTAGTTGATTTAGAGGTTGCACCAATACTGATTATTTTACCACCACTTTCACGAATATCATAGATTAAATTAAGTAAATCTATTCGTGAATCCTCAACTCTCTTTGCAAATATTTTATATGTTTCAAAATTATCAATTCCAAAATCTTTTTCTTCCTTGATATTTTTATAATAATTTTGAGTTATAGTATTATCAGATGGTATGTTTGGTTTCTTTACATAAATTCTATTTGAACCACCATGAACAGAAAGATTTTCAACATCAAATATCATCAGTCCATTTCTTTTTAATATGTTATCTAATGCGGTTACCGAAAATATATGTGCGTGTTCATCATAAATCTGGTCATAAGAACCTCGTTCTAACATTTTTAATAGAGATGGGTCTTCGAAAACAAAAACTCCTTTATCACTCAATAGGTTTCGAACCGCACTAAAACAATCATCTAAATCTTGAATGTGACAAATACAATTCGCGGCATAAATTAAATCCATGCCTTCTGTAAAAGTATTTTTTATCTTATTTGATAATTCAGTATCCCAAAACTCTGTATATGTATTATATCCCATTTCACCAGTTATCTTAGCAAAATTATCACAAGGTTCAACACATACTGAATAATCGTTTCCAAAATTTTCTATAAATGTACCTGAATTAGAACCTATTTCTAAAACTGTTAGTGGATTAAATCTATCAGATAATTTATTCGCGGTCTCTCTGAAATGTTTAATCATAGGAGTTGATTGTGAAGTGTTATAAACATAATTTTCATTAAACATCATTTCTGGTTTGACAAAATCTTTTAAAGACACTAAACTTGTATCCTCATCAAACACAACTTTCAAATCATACCAAAATTCATCTTCACTCCATTTCTCAACGAAGTTGTTTGCAATTGGTTGTCTACCTAAATCTAAAAACTCTTTTTTCATTTACTTACCTACTTTGTTCATGTATTAATCTAATAGTATCAGAAATATACTTAATTTTATCATCTGATAGATTACTGGTAGAGGGTAAATATAAGCCGTTATCTCCTAACCAATCGGATACAGGATAATCCCCACTACAATCAGCACCATACTTCTTTAAACTTGGTTGTCTATCCATTCCAGCAAAAAAGTGTCTGGTCTGTATCTTTTTATCTGATAACTTTTTCATTAAAGTATCCCTATCAATACCAAAATCTAATTTATCTACCACTACACAATTCATCCAATAAACATTTTTACCCCATTCTTTTTCAGGTTGAAATGTCAATCCCTCTACCCCTCTGAGATATTCCCTATACTTCTTATTATTATTTATTCTCATCTCAACATATTCATCTAACTTTTCAATTTGAGCTAAAACTATGGCTGAAGAAATGTTTGATAATCTATAATTGTAACCTATATCATCATGTATAAAGTTTCTTGGGCCATCAAGAGAAAAACATAAGTTTTTATAATAACGACACTTATCTGCTAACTCTTTATCATCAGTCAATACTATTCCACCCTCACCCGATGTTATTAATTTGTTTGCAAAAAAACTAAAAATAGAAATATCTCCAAAAGAACCACACTTTTTATTTTTATATTCACCACCATGTACTTCTGCTGCATCTTCAATTATTTTCAAATTATGTTTTTCAGCAATTTGTATTATGGAATCCATATCACATGGATGGCCATAAATATGAACTGCCATTATTGCCTTTGTGCGACTTGTTATTTTCTCTTCTATTTTATTAACATCTATATTCCAAGTATCAGATTCTGCATCAACAAATACTGGCATTGCTCCTTGATATGAAACTGCAAACGCACCATACACACCATTAAAATTTGGTACGATAACTTCATCACCCTTCTCTATTCCAAGTGCCTTCAATGCGATATGTAATGCAACAGTACCATTAGAGACTGTAATTCCGTGTTCACGATTACAATAAGAAGAAAATTGACTTTCTACTTTTGATACATATTCTCCTGCAGATGATATCCAACCAGTGTCAAATGCATCTAATAAATACTTTCTTTCGTTTCCAATTAATGTTGGTTCACATACTGGTATAAATTCCATCGATTAACCTTTAAAATATGTTTTATCTTTTTCAACAGATACATAGGGCCCTTGTTTAATCTCAATTATTTTTGTTTCCTCTAACATATCCCATCTATGTCCACCACTAAGAAACAAAATAACTTCACCCGTAGTAAGTTCAACTTCTTTAATATACTCATTTTCATTAGAAAAAACAGTAAATTTAACTCTACCCTTAGATACTAATGCAAACTCTTGTGTTTTATCAATCACTCGTTCATGTCTATTATGATAATGTTCTTTGACATAATCTCCACTTTTATAAAAATTTATTCCAAGTTGTAATGGACTATTATTATCAGTAAGAAAATTATATTTTTCTCCTTCAAAATCATTGTAGACTGCTATGGCCATTATTTCACCATCTTTATCTTTTACTTCTTCAAAACCTTTAGACATTACCAATCCCCTCATAATATTTTAAATACCATTCATAACTTTTACCTAAACCATAATCTAAATCAAACTTAGGTTCATAACCTGTAACACTTTTTAAAAGGGTAATATCAGGACACCTTCTATCAACTGAACCCTCTGGTGGTTTTACCAACTCAACATTTGGATGATAACCACTTATATCAAATAATTTAGTCACTAAATCTAATATTTTAGTCTCTACATCTGTACCAAGATGTAAAATTTTTCCATTACATTCATCACTATTCATTACCAACTCCATTTGATTAATTGCATCATCAATGTAACAAAATGACCGTGTTTGATTATGACCATATATTTTAAATGGGTCTTCTTTACTATGAATTCTTTTTATCACCTGTGGTATTACATGCTCAAACCCCATCCTACCACCATAAAAATTATGTGGTCTAACAATTTTAACATCTAAATCATATTGTTTATGGTAATTTAAACATAATAGTTCACCATATATTTTAGTACCTGCATAGGAAAATCGTGGATTAGAAACATCATCTATTGATACTACAACACTTTCATCAGTAGGTACATTTTTATCTTTTGTAGATGCATATACCTCTGAAGATGATGTTGATAATATTTTAATATCATTCTCAACACACCAATCTAATATGTTTATATTAATTAATGTATTTATTTTTAAAACTAAATGTGGTATTGAATAGAAATTACCAGTTCCGTTTATTGCAGCAAAATGGTAAACACAGTCATAATCTGTATCTAATTTACTCAACTGCGACTTGTCCGTTAAATCACATTCTATAAACTTTATATGTTCTACAAAACTATCAAGAACTCCTCTTGAATTGTTATCACAAATAGTAACATCATGGCCAGTATCATACAAATGATTTGCCATATATGAACCAATAAATCCTGTCCCACCTGTAATTAGTATTTTCATTTATCTAAATAATATTTTGAGTTTTCATCCCTAAAACCTATATCACTCAACTTGTTAAGTCCAAGTAAACTAAGCATTTCATTGAAATATTTTTCACCATTTATCACACAACTCTCATAATTTATAAGTACATAATCTAAATTATATTTGTTTATAAATGAAAAGATAAATTTATAGGCTTCTTTTGTATTATGATAGGCCTTTTCAAGTGTTTGTGTGTGTGGTCTAAAACCCACATTAACACCTGACATTGATGTTGTATAAAAATCTCTCATGGTAACAACAACTTTAACTTGATAACCTAACTCAACTAACCTGGTATACATCCCATCTGTATCGGGTATCCCAAATGTATCATTAACCACATAAGGATAATTATTCACATCATCCCATTTGTGTGGATATGTTCTTCTCCAAACTACTAAATCATCTGTTGGGTCTTTGAAATCGATTTCTTGTTCATGGTTTTGATTCCAAGTTCTACCACTACATCCAGCTTTTATCAGTAAATTAGTAATGAACCTCGTACACGATGATTCTGCTCCCAATACTATATAAGCCCTTTTCATTATATTTCTCTCCTCATACCATCTGGTACTTTCATAACAAACTTCTCGTTTTCTTCAACTATCGTTTTAAAAATATTCAAATCAAGTTGTAGTTTATCAACTAAATCTGCTAGACCCTTTGTATCCTTTGGTAAACAAGTACCACCGAATCCACCAAATTCTTTATTAACATTTAAGTAATGTCCATCACCCACACAATGAAATAAAAATGCATCTTTAATCTTATCGTAATCTGCACCTAACTCTCCACAGATTTTATAAAAACTATTTGCAAATGTAATTCTTAAAGCCTTATATGAATTACTGAAGTATTTCATCAACTCTGCCTCTATTGGTGATACTTGAACCACATGAACTGGTAAGTGGCCATGTGTCTTTTTTATTAAATCAAATGTTTCAGTATCTTCTGCACCGATAACTAATACATTATGGTTATAAATAAAATCCTCTACTGCACTTCTCTCTCTTAAGAATTCAGGTACAAAATAAATTTTTAAATTGGTATATCTTTCTCTAAAAACTTTAGTAGTACCTGGAACCACAGTACTTTTTATTGCAACCACACCACTATAGTTTTTCTCACTCAAATCCTTAATTACAGATTCCACTATAGATACATCACAAGAACCATCGTCAGATGATGGTGTTGGTACACATATAAAACATACTTCAGTATTTAACACATCATCAATCTTAGTATATAATTTTACATCATGATGTGATACTTCATGACCTACCTTTTCAAAACCCTCTTTACATGCAGAACCAACTACACCTAAACCAACTATACCTAATTTCATTAAACTCCTCCTTTTTGTGATTGTCTCACTTTTATAAACTCACCTTTGTGGTGGTCGATAATACCTTCAAAATCTTTTGGTGCACCAGTTGCAACAGATAATGGCCCATTAGATACTTTTAATTTATCAACTAATGTATCGAATGTCCAACAATCATCCCACCTCTCTTGTTCAAATACTCTACCAGATACATATTGGTCAAAGAATTCTGTTATAAATTCTCTACCCCTCTTTTCTAAATTAAAAGATATATGTGAAGTCTCAGTATGTATATTTCTATGTCTTGATAACACATCGTGTTTTTTTGCCCATCTTATATAATCAGAATCTAAATCACAACCATCTACACTATCTGAATTTTTTGGTGTCATACAAGTATCTGCATCTAAATAAATTAATAATGGAGTTTCACATAATTGTGATGCATGTAATATCGATGGAGCTTTTCTAAACCAATATATAGAATTCCTATTCCAATAATCAACTTCCCACTCTCCACTCATTTTATCACACTCGTTAAATCTTGATTCTTTTAAAAAATGTTCTGCACTTTCATATGGTGTTTCATCCCACAACTGTGTTTCCTCAAAAATGTCATAAATATGATAAGTATCAGGTATATCTATTTCATTAAAGTTTATTGTGTTTTCTTTTTCAAAGGAGTTTTCGTGGTATAAATACCAATTGACTTTAGGATAGTATTTTTGTATTGTTTCCCATCCACCTGCATGTTTATCATAAAATAATCTTGCAGAAAATGTTGATATAAAACTTACTTCTTCATGGATTTTCATAATAACTCGTGTTTTTTTAAATGTTTAATTATATTTGGATTTACAACCTTTTTAAATTTATTCCAAGCCTTTTTTTCAGTTGGTTTGAATGAACAAACTTTTAATGGTTTTGTCGCACTTTCATATCGTAAATCAAAATGTGTCAAACCACAGTTATAAGTAGTATCGATTGAACTGAAAAGATGTTTTATTTCCTCTATCGCTCTAAGATTAACGATAACTTGTTCATCACTTGATATTGGTGTGTGTCGATTCTCTTCCATAGTTGAAACAATTGAACCCAAAAATTGTCCTGCTTCTTTTTTAACAAAAATAGAACCACAATTCCACTGTGGTGTACCAATATACTCACAACCACCAATTAATCCATCAAACTTTGGAAAAGTAAAAAATTCATTTGGCCAACAATCCTGGTCATGTAACCAAAAATCATCATCAATTATTTCTGCGGATAGTAGTTCATGTGCACCATACCAAAAGTTATTAAATCCACTAAAATCACAAATGTTATAAAGGTGATAACTCTCTATACCTCTGTATTCAAAATCAAAATTTGTACCGATTATAATGTCTTCTTTTGTCCAACCAAGTTCTAATGACCAATCTATTTGTGCTCGAAAGTATTTAAATAATTCTTCATTCTCGTATCTCCCACCACCATGATATGTTGTATTAATTTGTACAAATGGCATCACAAGTTTCATTACTTTTTACTCCCTTGAATTTGTAGTACTCTTACCATCTCATCCCATCTTCTATCTCTTTCGTCCCTTCTCTTCTGTACATCTGGTCCCCATTGTTCCATAAACTCTTCGAATTTCTTTTCTAACCGTTCTACTTTCTTTTGTAAAACAGCAATTGCCAGTTCATTACTTATTTTGTTTTTCATTTTACAACATCCTTGATGTAATCTTCTACATTTTTTGTTGCTTTCCAACCAAGTAACCTATTGGCTAAATCATCTTCACATAGTGTTGTAGGATATTCACCATCTCTTGCAGGAATATATTTTGTTGGATAATTTTCACCAAACATCTTTGCAAGTTCATTAATAGAATAATTAACACCCCTACCCAATTCAAATTCTTCACCACTAACCTTTGCATTATATGCATTAGGAATCAGTAAGGAATTACCACACTTTACTAATCCATCAACAATATCCTCTACATGAGTAAAATCTCTTCTTTGTTCACCATCACCTGTAATTGTTAATTGTCTACCCTCACGATACTGTTTTTCAAAAATACCTAATACAGTCGCATAATCTCCATCTTCAAGTTGATGTTCTCCATAGACATTATAAAATCTACAAGTTGCAGTAGGAACATCAAATACTTTGTTGAATAATTTACACAATTCCTCACCCTGCCACTTAGACCATGCATAAGGACTACCATATAACCCGTGATGTTTAGAACTTGAACCCGCATAAACTATTGGTATATCTACCAACCTTACATACTCTAATACATTTAAAGTAGATAATAAATTATTATTTAAGTGTGGTTTTGGGTCTTTTAATGATGGTTGTATACGAGCCAATGCAGCCAGATGATATACCACATCTATCTCATCCTTAAATATCGAATACAAATCCATATTACATAAATCTGAATCTATATAATCACACCCATCTTGTTCATTTTCTCTTTTACCAGTTGAATAATTATCAACCGATACAACCTCATGATTATCATTTAATAATCTTTTTATTAAATTGGTGCCTACAAAACCAGCACCACCAGTAACTAATACTCTCATCTCATTGCCTTTACATACATATTATTTTGGTTCATTTGTTTTTCAATTGTCTTTGGGTGGTATAAACTCAATTCTTCTTGTGGTGGTAAATGTGCATATGTTTTACAACCAACTATTTGTTCATGAACTGGTCTTGACCAACGAATTTCACTGTCACGGCGAAATACTCGTGATTGATAATCAGGATAATTAATCCAACCATTTTCCGTAGTTCTCCATCCCCATGCATTTAAATGTTCTTGTGTAATACCATCAACAGTATTTATTCGAGGAACCCAAATTAAATCGACAGGATTCATATCTAAAACTTGTTTTAATTGTTGTAAAAGAATTTCATTAGGGTATTCATCTGCATCTAAATGAAAAACATAATCACCCGTACATTGTTCTATAACAAAATTCTTGTGTTTTGCAAAATCTGGATTATGACTATTTAAAGATTTTTCGTGAAAAAATATATTAGGATACTGGTCGTGAATATATTCATCAAACACTCTCCAACATTGATAATCGGAATGGTCGTCTACGATTACAATTTCATCATCTTCATCTTTATATTTAACTAATAACTTTAATAATCGTTCTATTTCTTCATGTTCATTATGAACAGTGATACCATATGAAATTTTCATTCCGTTTCGTCTACTCCATATTTTGCTATCATCTCTTTTGCAAATTCATCAAGAGTATCTTTAGGAATCATTTTGTATTTTAATTCAAGATATACCCTATTCTTCAGACACTTAATTCTATCATATGTTCTGAATAAATCATATTTTTTGTTTACTTCTTTTAAATCACGATAAATTTCTTTTAATTGTGCCCTACCCACAAATTCAGGTAAATCACCTTTGATTGCATTATCATCAATCTTCAAACCACCTAACTTTTGAAACAGAACCTCAAGTTTTGTTTGAGTGACTGGAGCAGTTATTGCAGTATCTAATTGTAACCCAACAACAAATCGTTTCACTCTCTTTGTACTTTTCTTTCTGATTGCATGGTCAGGTGATAGAATCAATACTGTACGACGTGCACTTCTTTTTTTAGATGCAGATTTATAAATAAAATTTACAATATCACCTGGTTCAAGTTTTGTCCATGCAGTATTTCTTAATGCCATAATTAATCTCTGTAATCGTCTATATGTTCATCAGTAATTATACCCATATCATAACACGCATCTACAAATTCATGTTGTCCATATATCTTTGCATTCTCAATATCAAGTACTTCTTCGTAACCTTTATATTTAGGGTCTTTTTTTTCTAATTGAGTTAATTTTCTTATTGATGCAAATTTATAGTTCCAATTAGTAGGTGTTCCCTCTGGATAAATCATACCAAACTTACCCATATTTAAAACAGTAGGAAACCATAGTAGTTCTCTCTCCTCATCATAAAAAGAAACTTCGTTAATTAGTTCTGTAGAGGATTTTCGTAATTGTTCAGTCTCTGGCGAATCGTGAGTGTATTGAGAGTTACTTGAAAACCCACACCTAAAACACATATATGAAGAAAATTCCATATTATTTTTTGAAAACTTTTCCTCAAAACAATTTTTAGATAAACAAACTGGACAAGTTATTTTAACTTCATTTATTTCAGTTTTCATTTCCATTATGATGTCCTTTTAAGTTTAGGTAATTTTAATTCTGATTTTGGTTTTTTATCATCAGATACCTTATTTAATTTAGGTAAATTTAATTCTACTTTCTTAGGTACTGTACTTAAGATATTATCCATGATTACTTTCAACTCACCTTTCATTTTTTCATATGAAAAATCTTTTGATGTAATTACTCGTAACTTACTACTATTGGTCAAATACTTATCATAATTATTATAAATATCCTTCATTAACTGAGATGCATAAAGATAATTTACATTGAACCATTTATTCTCCTTGTTATCTACAAACCAATCTGGATTAAATGCATCTTTTGGTGCAGGTACTAAACTACCTTTCAAGGGTACACTATAGTTTTGTAGGAAATCAGCTTGACCAGAATACACTGGTGCAATCACTGGCTTTCCACTTTGTGCAGCTTCTAATAAAGGTCTACCAAACCCCTCACCATGTGTAAATGAAATATGTGCTTTAATTTTATCATGATTGTAGAGTTCATTCATTTGGTTATCTGTAAAATCACCGTGTAATAAATATACATTTGGTAGTTTTGCTTTTCCAAATTCTTCTTTTATTTGTCTAATTTTTTTCAAGAGGTTTTCTCTATCAAGTAAACTAAATCCAGCAGCACTTGTTTTCAACACAAGAGCAGGTGAGTTCTTTTTGTTTTTGAAAGATTGGTAAAATGTTTTTAGTAACATACCTACATCTTTTCTATCCTGTCCTATGTTTCCACCCAACCAATGACCAACAAATAAGTAACAGAAATCCTCTTCTATTACACTCAATTTTTTAATAACAACTTCATCAGTAGTTTTAACTTTACGATAAACATCTACATCCACTCCCTCAAACAATACATCAGTATCACAAGTTAATTTTAAAACTTTACCAGGTTGTTCTTTAACATCAAATTCTGTATTTTTGTGTACATCTCGTGCAAAATTAGATGTGAATATTACTGAATCCATTTTATTACAACCCTCAAGCCATTTTGGATGTGCAATAGAAGTTTCTATTCCTGCAGTAAATCCTATGTTCTTTTTAGCAATAGGAGTAAACTCTGGTGGAATTACTATATGTATATGAACATCTGGTTGTCTACTCATTTGATTGGTGGTCATAATATGAGATTTTATTTTAGTGTGATGTTCGTTATTACTTTCAAGTGCAGTTCTTGGTGTAGTACCCCATGGCACAGAATTAATCTTTACATCATATTCATCAAGTTCAATCAATGCTCTACATATATCTCTTGCATGATTTCCATATCCACTTCTCGTGGTTACTGGTGCAGTTACTAATATCATTGGTTTCATATCTTACGCCTTATATATATTTATTTTTTCTCTTGGTGTCCACTTTTCAAATGCAGTTTCCATATGGTCTATAAATAAACCACACATTGCTCTTGCACTCATATTTGCATCATCACTTGTTACAAACTCATGTCCTTTAATACCACATTCAGTTCGTTTATCTGCACCCATATCATACCACTCTTTTAATTTATCTGCAGCATCCATCCAATCACATCTATCATCCATAATATATGGTGTAGGTACTGAACCCATCATTGAACGAGTTCTTGGCCAAACTGGTTTTACCCATTCACCATGAGTTAAATCTTTATTGTTCTCCCACTTTCTCCAATCGTGAAGTGATTTAATTTCTTTGTAATCTTCAGGAGTTAGTAACTTATCTTTAAGTCTAAAACCACATTGGTCTTGTAAACCACCTGTAACATTAACAATGATTGGTGTTCCTGCCATAAGAGATTCACAAGTACCCAATCCAAATCCCTCGTTAGATGCAAGATTCATTGTAACATCTGAAAGATTATACAGAAAATTCATATGTCTATCATCTAATTTTTGAGTAGAGAAAAATACATTTAAATCTGGATATAAATGTCTAATCATTCTTGGTAAATCAGTACCATTTTGGTCTGATGGTTGGGTATGCATAATATATGCAACTCTATCTTTTTTGTTTTCTGGCAACCTATCTCTGAATTCATTGAATGCCGTAATACAATCACTAGTCATTTTCCTACGAATGTTTCTATTAACATATAAAAGTATAAAATCATATGGTTTTTTATCAATTAGTTTTTGTTTGAAATTCCTCATTTCAAGTAATTCTTTTTCGTCTGTTATAGGATAAAAGAATTTTTCATTGATACCATGTGGAATGTATGTACAATCCCAGTCTGTTCTTGGTTTATTTTTAGCAACATCATTTACTATTGCAACAGTCTGTTTACTAATATTCATAATCAAATCAGAACACTCGTAAAAATTTTCATTGTATTGTGGTGCAGGCCAATCATCCCAAATATTATAATAGAAGATTGGAATGTTCTGTCTGATTTCATGTTCCATTTCATATAACCAAGTCCAAAATCTTGGGTCTGTATAATGCATTATTGCATCAGGTTTTTCAATCTCCATAACTTGTCTTAACATTGCCGGGTCACCATAACCATTCGTTGGATAAATTTTTAAATACCCATCTTTGCCAGTTTCTTTCTTAACTGCTTCAGCCATATCTACTGTCTTACCTACATCTGGATGTTTTATCGCACCTGCCATTTGTACCCAATCATATTTATCAATCGTACCCAAAACGAATTCACGAGACATGGTTCCAACACCAGAGGCCATCCTTAAATCATCTGATAGGAGTAATATCTTTTTTTTCTTAATCCTATCTATCTTGACGGATTTTAATTTTGGTAATTTAATTTGTTCCATTTATAACCCTTATTAATTTTATTAGAATTTACTTCCACTTTGATATAAGTTATCGTGGTCTAAGATTTTTTCTCTAATATCCTCATCATAAACAAATAAATCTAAACTTCTGTTTACAAGTCGTTGTAAAGAGAACTCATTATCTATTGTTTTTTCTTTGAATTTTTTATATAACTCGGATATAACTTTGACCGAAGTCAGTTTTACATTGTCCATATATTCCCCATTTGTATATACATATATATAAATATAAAGTTATGAAATTATAATCGATTTTTTATTTATTTTTTCCGCATATCTTAATGCAGAGAGTGTCCCATTTGTTACTTGATTATCAACTACGAATGCCACAACACTATCCGAATAATCTACTATATCTTTGTTTCTTCTATGGTAATTACCCACATTATATTGTTTACTGTATCTAAATGCACCTAACACACAATGTTGATTATGAGGTTCGTGATATGCTGGAAACTCGGAATATTTTATACCAAATTCAAGTGAAAACTTTTTTGCATATTTATCTGCACCTTGTTTGGCTCCACCACTAACAATTTCTAAGTTATCCCCAAGTTTTTCTTTGAGATTGAATACGAAATCTTTTATTTTTCTTGTATTTGTATATGTCCTACTCCCTATAATTGCTATCTTCTCCATCATTCCTCTTTTGTTTTTTTATAACTGGTTTATCTGATTTCATAAAATCAAATATCTCTTTAAATTTATCAATTCCGTCACATATTTGAGTAGGTTTAGAGTAATTATATGTAAATCTTACATACTGATTTACTGTAGTATTGGTTATTGGTTTGATATCAAAGAAAATAAAATCATTTTGATTATCAAATGATGTAGGTCTGATTATACTCTTTAAAGAATGTATATTATTTGATTGGTATTTCTCTACAAAATCCGTTATCTTTTTATCATCAAGTGAATCTTTGTCTGTCCAAAAATATATTCTTCCTGCATTAACCGTTGTGGATATCGTGGTTAATTTATTTAGGATGTTATCAGTATCTTGTAATACATCTGGTAAGTATAATCTTATGTTGGTCTTAATTGAAATCATAGCATTTTCCTATCACATAAATCCTTATTATTCTTGAACTCACAATACTTACAGTTCTTTGTAGATACTATCTTCTTATACTCTTTTACATTGTGATTACCATCCTCATCAAAACAATCTTCAATAAACTCATTTAACCTATTCATAACTTTGTTAATACTTGGTTTACCATTTGCTGGTGTAAAAACTTGTAATCTTTTTTGAGGATAGTCTAAGTTTTCATAGAGTTTTCTCTTCAATATTAAATATTCAATATCTATTTTATCCTCTGAAATATCCCTTTGTTTAGAGAAAAACTTTTTATACAACAATAACTGATTAGTTTTGTTCTTATCTGCTTTTTGCCATTTGTTCCAACCCATAGTAGAAGTTTTAATATCTATAATTTTAACTCTACCAGTTTTTTTATTATGAATAACCACATCCATATAACCAATAAAATTTAAATTATCGTGAATAGGAAATTTAATGTCTAATTCTATACCTAACAATTCATTATCTTTTTTAGGAAAGTAAGATGATTTTCTTTTTAAGAATTCATTTATTATATTAATACCATCTTGATAAAACGATTTCATTTCTTCAAGTGTGACAGGTAACTCTTCAGAATTATTTTTGGTTATTTTATAATTCTCTTCCATCCTATATAGGAATATATCATTCAAAGGTAAACTATCTGCAACTTTAATAGTCTTTTCATAATATGCTACAAGATATGCCTGTATTGTTTCATGGAGTGCAGTACCAAAAATGGTGTATATATTACCTTGAAATGTACCAAGTTTATCTACATAGTTAAGTTTCCACATATGTGGACACTTATCCCATTGTGAAAATTGAGAATAACTTATTTTTGCCATTTTTCTTCTATCTTATCACACACCCAATCTATAACATCTACCGATAGTGCAAGTAAACATACAGTAAGAAATATCCAAAATCCAGTCTCCATTATTTACCCCACTTTCCATTCTTTACTATTGTAGCCATTATACCATAATTACTAATATCAAGATACGCATCTTCCATTGGTTCCCCCTCAACTGCGGATTGTCTATTATTCATCAGTAGAGTTTTTAACCTCTGAATCTTATCGTTCATTCTAAACCACAAACCAGTAAGTGATAGATGTACTTCTTCATCAGTTTGTAATTGTGTTCCTACAGAAATATTACCTGGGCCATAATCATGTTGTTTTTTCAAAAACAATTCATATTGTTCTTGTTGCAATCGTTTGAACTCTTGTGTCATTTCAGGCCATTCCTTTTCCATTTGTTCTACGATTGGATGTTGTTTGGCAACAACTTCTTTTCTTGTAGTATCTTTTATATATGTTTCACTCATTTACTTCTCCAATTTGATACTTAAATATAACACTTTTTTACTATACAAGTCAAGTACTTTTTATAATATTTTATCAATTATTCCATATTCTAAACACTGTTCGGCAGTTAAATATGTATCATTTCTTTGAATCATTTCCCAAAAGTTTGCATCTTTTTTAGTAACATCATCAAGTAATGAATTGATATCTTTTTGTAAATCCTTTAAATGGTCAACACCTTTCATGACATCACCCACTTTTCCTGCTTCAAATGCAGAACCCTCGTGAACCATAACTGTTGAATGTGCCGTCATTCTTCTTTCACCCGTTCCACATGCTAATAAAACTGATGCAGCACTCATACAAGTACCTAACGCCAGTGTGTTTACCTTAACTGGTAATGTTCTGATATAATCGACCAACCCCAACATTGAATATACATCACCCCCATACGAAGCAATTACCAAAGTAATATCTCTATCTGGATTTACTCTCACTAAGTAATCTAATTTTACTATCGTACTATACAAACAATCAATATCAAATTCCATTGTGAGGTAAGTTACATTACTACTTGAATTAACTCCCCACTCCATTTCTGACATTGAGAATCTATGTTTCTGTTTGAAGTCTTTATTTTTTTTATCTAAACTTGCAGCTGCCATACTTGGTCTATTTTGCATACTCATTATTTACTCCATATTTTTTTCAATTGTTTATCTTCAACACCATATTTCATTAGAATGGTCTTTATTTGTTCTGGTGTTAATATTTCAAGGTGTTCTTCTACCTCTCGTGTACTACACTCAAAGTAATCAACAAGGTGTTCCATTGCCCATTTTTCTACTTTAGATTTTTTCTTCGATTTTACATATTTTAAAAAAACTCTTCCTTTAGGAAGTATATCAGTATAAAATTGATACAGATTTTTTGGTTTTATCTGCCAGTATTTTTGTATTTCATTTACAACCTGAATCCAATCATCCTTCATACTCAAAAATCTATGAACCATATAATTACTCCATGTCTTTTTATCACCCTCTTCAAGTGAATCCCAATACATAGTATTTTGTACATTTGTAATTTGTTTTATGTGGTCAAATAAACTCTTAGACATAAGATAACCTTTGATGTATATAAATAGGGCACTTTTTTCTCAAATCAATTTTTAATTTTGGTTCTACCAAATAGTTGCCATTCAGAATCATTCAATCTTAAAATACCTCTATCGTTAATATTCTTGTGGTTTTTATCACTTAAGTTTGAATGTTCCAATTCACAACCAAGATTCTCTGCTATCATACTAACAAGTTCTATCATAAATTTTTCTTGTTTTACTTTGGGATTAATCTCATGTAATCCACCGATTATATTTTTCAGAGGTATTTGTATATTGTTAAAAGAATCATAAAGTCGTTTAGCCTTTACTGCACGTTTTTCAGAATCTAATTTTATCACTTCTTCTCCTAAAGTACTATCAACTTGGAAAGATATTGAGATATCTGCTGTATTGAATTCGAAAACATCACTCCAACCACAACCTACAAACTTTTTCCATCGACCGTCTTTTTTCATTAATGCATCATTTCTACGATTGAATTTGACATCGATTCCGTAATAATTACAAATTTTAAGTAAACTTTTTTTTATTGCAGTATCCAAAGTATCCATATCAAAATCATGAACAAAATGTAAGTTTTGAACAGTAGGACATTCTAAGTAAAATCCAACAGGACTCCACTCTGATTTTGGTGGAGGTTTAGTTCTAAAATCCTTTTCTACATTCAATGGTTGTTCAAATAATCGAAGAGCTTCTGGCATATTTGACATGATGTGTGATAAATCAATTTCGTAAACACTACTAAATGGTACAATCGGTTCTACGGCAGCAAATGACACCATATAAGGTGGTTTAATATCAACAAGGTGTTGTACTTCCCACAAACCCGTATAAAGTTCTCGTGTTACTAACCCACAATCAATATATTTAATCCGAGGTTCCATTCCACTCATAATCATAACTTTCAAATAATTCTTCACCTTCTTTAATGTCACGATTTGCGATGAAATAGAAATCCCTATCACCCCTCGTGTATCCATCAAGATTAGGTGTATCAGAGTGATTTTGAAAAAACCATGTGGATTGGTAGTTTAGTCCTTTAGTAGTGTACATCCAAAGTTGACCATCTGATTCACTCCATTCAAAGTCCTCATCCATTACTTTTAGTCCAGCCTGTGCTTGTACATCATATACACATCGTAATAAACCCTTTGGGAAATGAGAAATATCTTCCCACTCTACCCAAACCTTAACACTTTTTGGAGCTAAGTCCCATACACTCGTTCCCTTTGGTATATCTCTTATTGCGACAGCACCAACACCATCACATACTTTTGATGCACAAGGTCTAGCCCATATGTGGTTTTCAAACCAATTAATTACAAACTCTTTATTATTCATATACTGAAATACCTATTGGTTTTGAATTTTCTGGATTAAAATGATATTGTTTTTCTAAATGGTAATCAACTACAGGACAGAGTGATACAGAAACTATTAAATCAATATAACTTTTAAAGGTTATGTAATCTCCCTTTTTACAATCAGATACTCTTCCCTCTAATCTATATCCATCTGCTGCAGGTTTTACCTTTTCAAATAAATTTATAGTATTATCATTTAGATGTTCAACATCTAATTCAAAATCTTTGATACTATTAAGAAAATTTGTTTTACAACTTCCACGACCTTGGTTTTCCTCATCATCACAATATCCTTGTACTAAATGGTGAAAACACCCATCTTTTGATGATTCGTATTCAGTTTCATCTATACACTTTGCAATGATTCTTCGTACTTTATAATCCGACCAGAGAGTTGAACCCTTCGTAATTTTTCTATCATTCATCCATAGAGTTTGATGCATACTTAGGAATTCTTTTTTTGGATTATCTTTACTCCAAATAGCAACATCTAATATTTGAGGACCTTCTAATAATTCAAATTTAAAAAAATGGTCTTTAGGTACTATGAATGCAAACCCATCTCTTTCAACTTTATACTTGGTCATATACTACTTGTTTTTCCTTATAAACTAAAACCAAACCACTTGAAATCATTACAAGTCCAAGTATCTGCCATAATGATGGTGTCATTGATAAGAAAAAATAACCGAGTGTCACTCCAAATATAGGTGTTCCTAACTCAACCATACCTGTATTGGTAGCTCCAATATTTTTAACTGCTATCCAATAACAGAAGTAAGCTATAAAACTTGCCACAACTGAAATATAAGTGATTGCAAGTAACCCATTAAATGTTACCTCTGAAAGTGTTGTCATAGGTGATTGGAATAATGAAACATAAACAAAGACTTGTAAGAAGTCATAAAATACAATCGTAAGTGGTTTGTATTTTTTCATAATACCTTGACCAACCACGAGATATCCAACCCAAGTCAAACAAGCGGCCACATCTAATAATATACCCTTAGCATTTAAACCTTCGGTTGAGAATGATGGTATCAGTTCAATAGCAAACATACAACCAAGAGTTCCCAATCCTAAAGCAATCTTTCTATTATTACTAAATTTTTCTCCATAGTAAAATATAGAAATCAAACATAGTATAAATGGATACATATAGAATATTGCGTAAATAACAGGTAAGTTCGGGTCAAGTAATTCCCAAGCAAACCAATACACCAATAAATGTACTGCCAATATTACACCATTAATCAAGAATTGTTTTCTATCTTCCTTTTCAACATAAAACAAATTTTCACCTGTTGTCTGTTTTTTCCATAACATTACCCCACCAAACAATAGTGTAGCGATTAAAAACCTAACCGATAAAACCGATACAGGCCCTGCACCTTCAGCAAATATAAAACTACCAGTAACTTCAAGGGTTGACCAAGCAAATACTGCAGTTGCTATTGCTAAAAATCCTTTTAAGAATTTATTCATTTTTATTTCCTATATTTAAGTTAAAACCATAATACAACTTAACCCTTAAATCACCTTCTCCACTAAATTCAGCGGAAACAAATTGGTTGGGTTCTCCGTACTGATAAACAAGACCATAAAGTGCCTGTGTTTCATCTTCAGTTCTTTCAAAACCTGCTAATGCTGATAGACCATATTTACCACTCTTGATAATTGCTCTACCCCATTGATAATCTTCTCTAAATTCTGTAACATAATCAATATATTTACTATATCCACTTACATCAAGAACTTGTCTATCTTGATTATCAACTGATACACCGATAAAATGAACATCACCTACCTCATAACTTAATCTTGCAGTAGTTAGTACATCATATCCGTTTTCGATATCATTACCATAATAGGTTTCTAAAAACCACTTACCAACTCCACCATAGACACTAACACCATCTCCGAAATACAAGAGTCCAACATCATTAGGTGTTGGTGTTGCGTAAGTAAACCTATCACCTCTTGTTAAATCTAAGTATGGTACATTAGAACCAAATGGAATTGCTTGTCGTCCTAAACCAACTGTGAACTTATCACTATATGGTTTATAGAACAGTTCCTCAACATAAACGGATTTATCACTCCACGGTGCTTCAATCCAAATCGATGCCATCCATTTTGAATTATCATCTTTTATGAATGACCAGAGTGCTGGTTTGTCAAAGGATACCGAATCACCGACTGTGGTATATCCAACTACACTATTTTTTATTATTGCAGATTGAGTTGATACAAATGAAACCATCATTATCAACATAACCATTATTTTCTTCATATATAACCTCTTATTATTATTTTCTAATTGCTTCCATATTAATCGAAATACGAAAATCTTTTCTCTCTATATAAGTAGTGGTATGATTTACGAAATTAGGAAAAAAAATTAAATTATTTTTCTTTGGTAGATATTTGTAAACCTTTTCTCTTTCTTCAAATAAAATATGTCCACCTGTCATATCATCTGGCACTTCTAAATAGTAAACACCGACCATATTTGATGTCATTGAATGGTTATGCCAGTTGATTGGACAATAATCTTCATTACATACCATCAAATAATACATACTCTCATCCCTACCTATAGTGTAATCTTTACCATCAAATTTTTTTAATAAATCAACGAACTTTTTATTTAATGTATTAAATACACCCACCTTAGTATTAATTGGCATATTATAACCAAATTGTAAGAGGTTTCTGTTTGCATTAAAGTGTTCAATACTATGTGTTATTGATTCATTTATAGTATTATCATTCTTTAAAAAGTTTTCTACACAATATATGGGTAAATTTTTAAATATTCTATTGTATTTCATATCCACATTTTTTAAGTAAATTTATACTATTAATATTCCAATCATCAACCTCAGACCAAAGATAATCTAATTTCCTTAACTTACCTGCAGTAATACCTGAACTTACTAAATTAAAACCATAACCTTTATTTCTAAAATCCTTATGTACATATAAGTTTAAATATTCTTTAGTGTGATAATTTAACCAAGACCATCCTCTTACTTTATCATCTATATTTAAAACGGATAAACACCATCCATCAGATAATCTCTCGTATGCATCAGATATACTCCACATACCATCCCAATTTAATTCTCGTTGAAATTCTTCAATTGCAATAGATAATTTATCTTCAGTATCCTTTGGAATTAGTTGATTCCAAAATTGTACTTCCTTGCATGTATTATAAAACTGATAGTTATCGAGATAACGATGAAGTTTAATCACTTAAAATAACTCTCTAATCGTTCTTCTTTTAGTTCTTGTTCTGTTTTCTCAAAATCTTTTCTTTTCATACCAAGATTTGGTCGTTTATCATACTTATATTCTTTATACTTTCCGTCCTGTCTAACATAATGTATAAATAATTGAACACATTCAGTACCTTTATATGGTAATCTCCAATGGTTCATTTGTGTACCTTCATAAAAACATACATCACCATATGAAAGAGAAATGGATTTTGGTTTAGGTTTAGAATCTACTACTTGTTGAGCATGACCCTCTTCTCCATATTTATCAAAATCATATTTACACATTAATATTGGCCATTTCTCATCATATCTGATTGGTATAGTAGCCGAAAATTCACATGAAGGTCTATCGGTATGTGGTTTTAAAAAATCAAGATTATTGTAAATTCTAAGAAATGAATAACAAGGAAAAAGTTTTTCACCAACCACCTTTTCTGCAAGTGGTGTTAGAGTTTTCATCAGAGTATCGTTTAAAGTATCACCATATAGTACAAGTGTACCTTGAACCTGGTTATCATCAAATAGAAGTTCATTATTTTCTGATTTTAATGTGTAGTATTCATACATCAAATCCAATACATCTTTATGTATGTGATTCTTTACAACCTTATAACCACTTTTATTAAACATTTACTCCCACTCAGGTATATTATATCCAGCTATTGATTTAGTTGTTGGTATTAAATAACTCTCTACCAAAACCTCATCATAAAAATCTCTATATCGTATGTAGTGTCCTGCATCTACTGAACCCGAAACTGCATCATACCATTGATGTTCTGAATCTTCTATACGAAATCTAACAACCTCACCCTGCAAACTTTCAGGTACAAGAGATGAACTCCAAAACTTAGTTTTAAGAGATTCATCAGTTTGTAGTGATTGTGAAAAATAATCCCAACTTGCAGTTGCCTCATTTATATCATCAAATGTATGATGAAATCCTAATACAGATACAACTGGTTTTTGGTCAAAAATATCTACAATTGTAAATGGATAGGATGAAGAATCATAACCAGTGTAGTCATTTTCATCTACACTAATATATCCAGTCTCTATACCACCACTTACTTCTGGTTCTGCAACATTGAGAGAAGCCTCTCCGTGAATTAAAAATGTTTTTGCCATAATATATTAAGGAGCGAGTGGCCCTCCGTTGAATTGTGGTCCACCCTCATGGTATGCACCATTATTAGGATGTCCTTGATGGACATATGTTGATTGGTCTCTTGAATCTGCAGAATCAAAAGATTTTTGCCATATTAGAATTTTACAAACATTATACGCACCATCTGATGAACTTGGATTTGGATATGAGTTACCACCAAATGCAAATCTATTACTTGGACTTCTTGGATTAGTTCCAGGTGTCGGAAAATTAAAAGAATTTTGCATATTAGCTGGAGGTGTTTCATAATTCTTGTAAACGGTGTAGTAAGGACTTGATTGGTCTGTTACCCAATAAGTAAATTTATGTTTACTAAAATACTGAGGAGATACTTTTGGGTTAGATGGATATAATCTGAACGCAGTATTACCTGCTGGTTGATTCCATACTGCAGAATATGGACTTGGTGCCCATTGTGAACCATTGTACCAATAATATCTTGCACCTGGCCCGTTTGGATAAACAGCTATATCAAAATTTGCACCTGTTGCCATACCCATCAATCTTCTTCTGGTTGGAGAATTTGGTTGATAAGCTTGATTTGGTGGCCATGAAGTACCTGCCTGATATGGAGAAGCAGTAAAACAAAGCATTACTGTCATTGGATATTGAGATGAAAACATAACTTGTGCATGGTATAAATTACTTGGCTGTCTCTGTAATCGTGCTCCTTTATAAGATGTGTTTAAAGGTACAGTTGAAAACTCTGGATTAGGATACTCACCTTGTATTGGTGCCAATGATGCTTTAGGTCTTGGTGTTGAGCTTAGTGGTGATGGTGCTGGATGAAAAGTCAAATCTGCATTTAATCTTGAATCCATAGCATACCAAGTTGGACCTGCTGCAGGGAATGATTGTGGATTACCCGCATCGTAATTTCCTATAACTTGATTCTCATCCAATAAATCAAATTGTGAAGGCCCATTATGAACTTTTAATGCATTCATAAAATAATTTTCTGTAGGTTTTATATCATAGATATCCCAATGAGATTTTTTACCAACAACTTCTTTCATACTCACAATTTTACATGGAACCATTTCTCCATAAATAGCAGTTGTTACTTTCATATCTGGTCGTTTATAAGTTAAGCAAGTCATACCAGGTCGTAACCTCATAACTTCCATTCGCTTTTTAGAATAGGTTAGACTAGGGTCATAAGATGCCCAACCAAATGTAGGTTTAATTTCATCTCTAATTCCTCTTTCAACTCCAGCCTCATTATGTGTACCAAAAGGTTCTAAACCATCTGTTCTATCCATACGAATATCATAATCCATCGAATTTATCACCTTGAGTGGTTTTTCAAATAAAAATTCACTTGTAAAATATGTACCACCAAGTTCAAATGTTATCTCAACTACTCGTTCTGGCATTTCTGCATCAGCAGCTTTTGCCATTGTTGCTTCAACTATTTCTTTTTCAGTTGAACTTAAAACAATATCTTCTTTAAATGGATTGGTTATAATACTATCCAATCCTTGAACAAAATTTTCATGTTTGGCAGATATTTGAAACCCATTCAGATGAAGTACATTCTGAGGATTTGTAACTGTTTTTACTCTTACCCTTTCGGTAATTACTTCTAATTTTTTTATTTCATAATCCTTACCATCCTTTAACAATACATCACCAACTTCTAATAAATGTACAGGTACAAATCTACCACGATTATTTTCTTTTATCAGTACTGAAGCGGATGATAAAAATTTATGAGTATCATTTATTTTAATATAATGAAAGTGGTGGGGAAATTGTTGTTCAACCAAAGTATCATTTTCAGATACTTCATCAGTATAGAATAAGTTTGCAGATGATACACGATGTAGTTCTCGTTGATTATTTCTTTCTTCATAATCCCAAAGTTGTGTATATAAATTTGGAGTTAAATTAAAGTAATCCTTACGAAACATCATTTTATAATGTTTAATTTCTACATTAAAACCTGTAACATGGTCTTTTTCCATATCTATAAAGTGTTCAACATAATCATATTTCGATAGTCGTGTAAGAAATTTTCTCTTATCAGTAAATTTTTCTATATGAACTCCATGTTTTCTATCGATATTTCTTTTCTTAAAAACAAACCATCTATTAGGTTCATATATATCATCGTAAAAACCAGCTGCTCTATCTGGTTTCTCAGTATAGGGTGCAGTGATTGAAGTACCTGCAAAATCATTTAGATACTTTTTAAATGCAATTTTATCTGCTGCAAATTTATCAATAGTACAATTCTTATCCCATGCAATTCTTACTATTAAATCTTTTCTTTTATTATATTTAAAATCAAATATATCTGTTTCAGGATCAACTGTTTTTAATCTTAGGTTTACCTTATTTTTATCGGTAATTGTTTGAAATTCCCTATACCAATTACCTTGTTTAATCTTACCCTCTGCTTTTTCATTTATCAATAATATTATATTTTCATATTTCCATTTTTTTACAACATCCATTATAGGTTTAAAATCAAACCACTCTACTATATCATTATCAAATGCAGAATTTGTATTAATTTCAGTTACATAACCTGTGTAATCATCAGGTAAGATATCATAGCAATACAAAAGTATTTCATTTTTTCGCAGATAGGTGGTGTCCATTAGAAACTCATCTATGTCGTCTGTCTGGCTATTAATGATATATTTGTATATAAACTTATCGAAAACTAAATCTTTTTTCATAACTATAAATATATATTAGTTAAAAAAAATATACTATTTAAATGGAGGACCATGAAACCAAGTAACTATAGCATGTCGTGTACCTTTTGTTACTGGTGTTACTGCATGTTGTAAATATGATGGAAAAAATATTATAGTGCCAGGTGTTTTTGGATAATGTAAAATTGGGTTACCACTATCATCGGCGTGTTGCAAGTGACCAAATAACAGTTCACCACCCTCATATTCCGATGGGTCATTTACAAGAATGGTGCTTGATAACTTTCTAAAACAAGTTGGTATATCACCACCAGCATCAACATGAAAATCATACTTACCTCGTTCTGAGGATTCATATCTCAGTAGGATAGATGGTTCCATTAGGTTATCTAATTCAAATCCATAAAATTGCTCGTTGGCTTCATGAGTTAATTGTTCTAATTTATTGTAATACCACTCTGTAAACTCAGCAAAGGGGATTGCATTTTCGTATGCAACTCGTGGTGTATCATCACCACGATAATTACCCATATCAGCATCACCCATTGTTAATGCAGGTCTATCTTCTGTATCGGTACGATTCATTAGTTCTTGAAGTCTTTTCAGTTCTAATGGATTAAACGCACCCTCTATTGCAAATGGCATTGTTACATTTTCAGCATAGGTTGATTGTTTTTGATATCTTAAGGTGGATATATTATATCTCATTTTTAACTCCTTCTATTTTTAAATCTTTATACAACTTTTTATATGTATCTTTTGAACCTGAACTCACATCAATATTCCATTTATAAGCTGGTTTTTTAGAAAAATACAAATCTTTACTTGCTATAAACATACAATTATTTGGTAAATTATAAACTGCACAACTCTTACGAGCAAAAAATCCACCATAAGTTGATTGTATCTCTAATTTTGAAGTATCATGTTGAGTCTCTATAGTATCAAATAGATATATGGAAGTATTATAGTTTTGTCTACCTCGTTTATCATCAAGTTTATAATAAATTGTATCTAACCATTTATTTTTATACCATGTATCGTTCTTATCATACCTACCTTGGTCACCCGCAGTATGAATGTAATATGTAGAAAATTGTTTTAAGTGCACTTCAAATAACTCGGTAAACTCATCATCCCAAATTTTACCTCGTGTAATGTAATCCCTAATCAAATAAGTATCTGCAGTATAATAAATCATTACACCTAAACTGTTATCTAATACCTTATAATTATGACTCATCTTTCTATATTACCTGCAACAACATATCTGTCTTTAGAATAATGCCATTCTTTTTTCTTTACTTCGTGTACAACCCAGCCTGGAAAAAATACGAGTAATCCATAATCTGGCTCAACACTACCCCACCCATCAATTTCTAAAGTTGGGAAATCTACCCATTGATTTAAATAATAACAAAATGACCATGCAGCTGGAGAGTGACAATGTGGTTTGGCATAATCACCAGACGAATATTTTGCACACCAAATATCTTTAACTGATAATCCACCCAAATCATTAGTCCTTAGAATATCATCTATTATACCTATAAAGGTTTCAAATGGTTTTTTATATTTAGGTTTAAGTTGAGATTTATATTCAGTCATTTCACAACGCAAGTTAGTATTATGAATCATTTCATCACCTGTCTCATCCATTATATTCCTAAATTCTTTTATTAATTTATCATCTCGGATATAATATTTTATGACAGCTGGTGGCATGGTTCTTTCATACCAAGGTCTATTTGGTGTTACTTCGGTTATTTTCACTTATAACTTATCCTCTAAACCAGTACCCTTTAACATTGTTTTTGGTACTTTACCACAATTACCACAACTATAAACATCAATTGGTATTAATGCCTCCTCGCCTGTTGGTGACATTAAAGGTGATATTCTTTTAATAATTGTTGAACTAATAAATAGTACATTGTTACAAGATTCACAAGCAACTGTATCTGCTTTTGATATATCTACTTTTACTTGTTGTTTATTTGGGAGAGGTGGTCTCATTGGTTTTGTACTCATATTACTTCCTTAAGTTTAATTGTTGAAACTCCATGTTTTTGTACTACAGTAGTAGTACACTTTTGTGCAAATTCTATTGCACTTTCTATACTATTGGTATCTAAGTAACCACGAACTAATCCTGCAAGGAATGTATCCCCTGCACCACTAACATCTTTAACGGGTACTTCATCTACACGAAAATCTTTTTCATTCCATCTACAACCTTTACTACCTAATGTAACAATAAGTTTAGAATCAAACCCCTTTTCAGATAGTAATTCATGATTCTTTTTATATTCCAATTCATTTATTTTTATAAAATCTGCAGATGCAATCCATTTTCCTAATCTCTTTTTTGTATCAACAAAAACATTTTTATTGTTTTCACAAATATAATTTATATCCTCTTCCTCTAAAAATCCTTTACAATAATCTGATATAATAATTGCATCTACTTTTGTTACATCATTAAAATATGGTTTACAAGTATTATCTTTTATCGTAAGTAGAGTATCTTTTTTAATTCTTTGACACCAATCATGTTCATCAACTCGTAAAACCATCTGACCACTACGATTATCTACAAATCGAGTTTTAATTATTGAATTTAGATTAGTAATAGTATGTACTGTCATACCCAAATCTTCAACATTATTAGAAACATTTTTTGCCATACCATCATTTTTATTAGTGTGTGTAGGAATTAAGACAGGAACTGGTGCTTCTGGACTTACTCTAGCAATATCACCGTATACGAACACATCTTCACAACTATCTCCTATTACTAAAACTCTATATTCGTTCATTTTATAACTCCTATTAATTCTATAAACATTGCCATAGTATTTATTTCTTTATCCACCACAATAGAATCACTTTGTTGGTATTGTGATAAAATTAATATACATTGTGCAACATTTCCTCTACCCCAATCATCGACTGTATCAAATAACAATCTGAATAAATCAGAGAAATCTGTTACCTTTGAATCTGCTAATAATTGTCTTATGTTTTTAAAGGAATTCTTTTTATCTTGTGTTTTTAAAATCTCTAATACTTGATTCTTGTAATCATTCTGAATACTCATTCCCTCATCAATAACCAACTTACCATCCACTACTTGTCTTTGTGCAGCATTAATAACTCTACGGATATCAGGATAACCACCATTAACTATTGTAGCAATATCATTTACATCCGATTGTACCTCTTCGTTTTTTAGTATACCAGATAAATGAACTGCAACTTGTTTCCTATCTGGTGGAATAATTTGAAAGGATTGACATCTACTTTGAATTGGGTCTATGATTCTCTCAACATAATTACAAGTCAAGATAAACCTACAATTCTTACTAAATGTTTCCATGAGATTACGAAGTGCGGCTTGTGCGTTTGGTGTAATGTAATCACACTCATCTAATATAATCACTTTCATTTCTTTAAATCCAAGTGTAGAAGCAAATGTTTTTACCTTATCTCGAACAACCTCAACACTATTCTCATCAGATGCATTAATATATAAATAATCACAATCGATATTATGTACAAGTAGTTTTGCAAGAGTAGTTTTACCAGTCCCTGCACGACCATACAAAAGTAAGTGTGGTAAATCACCACTCTTTATATATACATCAACTTTACTTCTGAGATGTTCGTTACCAATATAACCATCTAATGAATTGGGTCTGTATTTTTCAACCCACAATGTATTTTTTACTTCTTTTTCCATATCCAAATTGGTTCTCCAAATGCTACATTTTTTGTATGTTTTGTTTTATCTTTTAAATATTCTTTAAAATACTCACTCTTGGCATTACCTGCACCACCACTATTAAAACGCTTGGTCATTTCCATTCCAATACAACCAAAATAATACAACCCTTGTGATTTAATAAAATCATTCATCGGATTACATATATCAAAATAATCCTTATCCTTTGCGGAATATACATCTGCAATATTAATCGCAAGAATACCATCACTCTTTAATGTAAATATCACCTTGGCCAGTGTAGAATGCAAAAAATCTTTGTTCCAACTATCAATATTTTTATATCTGATATAACTTTGTGTGTCTTCGTCCGAATACTTCTCTACATTAAAATATGGCGGTGATGTAAAGATTGTATCAAAATAATTTTCATATTTAGAATAATCTACATCCTCTGCTGGTTCACAAATTAAATCTACTTTTTTTTCTTCTTCAAATAATGTCTGATGTTTTTTATAGAACTCAACTTGTCTTTTATAATTTGGATGATTGACGGTGTTGGGGTCAATCCCAACATATGATTTTGTTGTCTCTCCACAATAAAACCCAGCCAACCTATCACCCCAACCAGCACTAAAGTCGAGTACATTAACACTTCCAAAATAGTCATAAAATGCCTTTGCTATACTTGGTTTG